CTAAACATTGCCCCGTTCATACAATGACCTTAACGATGCCGCATACTCTGGGAACTTATCCAAGAATCTGAGATATCGTAACAAGTTAATTCTAAACGCTGTTGTCGGGTGGTCACACTGTTTATTGTAAAATTTTTTTTCATCCTCTGAAGAAAGTTTCTGTAAAGCAGAAATATAATATTCTCCACCATCACACATGAAATCAAGAAACCTATAAGCAACAATATCCGCCTCAATCTCCTGCTCCCGAGAATACTTAAATGTGTAAAATTCATTCACATACCGCGTGGGAGAATCCGCAAGTTCTTGATTGGTCTTTTTCACGTCATCCCAATCCGTTTCAACACCATTAACTGCTCCAAAACCAGCTGCGGCAGTATTAACCCCAATCATAATCCCATAAGCAATTTCTAGTCCAAGCCTTTTCTTTAGCATCATATACTCGTGGGCTAACTGGTGTTCGAGTATCACATGAGCTATCTCATGCGATACAACCCCTATAATTTCAGGATAATTCATTATACCCAAAAGCCCACCATTGATGAAGATCTGCCCGTTAGGAAGAGCGCATGCGTTCAGAGTATTGTCGTCTGCAATTTTACACGCAACATTTGGGAAAGCTATAGATGCTTGAGTTATTGACATTAGTGAATCTGCAATAAACTGGTACTCATCAGATGTTGCAATGTTATTACAATATCGGCAGACATTGGCCATATTCACAGCTAATGTATCCGCCGCTTGCATTATTAAGCGCCCCTTTCTATTGATAGCCTCAATCATACTGTTAGCCATTCTGTTATTCTGGAAAACCGACATCCAGAAATCAGAAGCTGTACGAACTTTCGGCTGTTCGAAAACGAAGTCTTTAACATCATACTCAAAAATCAAAGTTCTTATTTTTCGAATGTCCGAATGTGGGACATCTAAGAATTCTTGTTTTTCAAGTTTGCGATAATACGACATCACACCACTCTGCGCAATTACAGGACATGTTGCCATAATGTTAACCATAATCAGACAACATACAACGTAACTCTTAAATCCACCTGACATATCAAAAAGCATGAATTAATTCTTGCACCGCATGCACGCGTTATTTAATTAATGTCTTCATAAACTCCAGCTGTTCCCTGAGCATCTCGTTCTCCTTCTCCAGGACCGCTATTCGCGTGGCCTTCTCCGTGTCCCCGGAGACCTCTGGACAAAAATTTTTATTCCTGCTTCCTATCTCTACCCTGGCGTTACCCGCCGCACTTGCAGTTATTGAGGGACGGTCGCTGGTCAACATGCTCGTGTCCCAGCCATGAGGGTTGTTTAAAAGTTTCTGTAACTTAAGCGCCGGAAGTTTCTCTTTGCCGTTTTCAATCTTTGAAATAAAGCTCTTTTTCATATCAATATAATCCCCCAATTCCGTCTGCGTTAGATTATTGACCTCTCTAAATTTTCGTAAATCACACATAATCAATTCTTTATAATCAATTTCCCAAGTTTCTGCAAAATATTTCAGAAACTTATTGGATGTTTCGGAAACTTTCTCTACCTTTGCATTCAGTTAGTACATACATACGTACAAACATAATAAAAAGTAAAAACAAAAACAAAAGTGCAAAGAAAGGAGGTCCGCATGAAAACCAATAGACGAGACTGGAATATCGACAGGATAGTCAGCAGAGTAATAGGCATAGCGATACTGCTTGCCGGGATTGGATACTTCTTTTTCGGCACCTTCCAGCAGGATGAAATAAGGCTGGTAGCCTTTGCTGCCTGCGTGGCCATCAGCATGGGGATAATGAAGGATGACAAAGTCCGATAAATAGGTATGCAAGCCTGTGAAGGTGAGCACCCTGCACAAATCAAACATATAACATCAGAGCTGCCTGCTTACAGGCAAAAAGCAGGCAGCAACATGGGGAACTTGCACGGGTGGCGTGCCGCATGTGGCTGACATCGAAAACAGACCAACAGCGAGGGAGGTTCGAGTCCTCCGTTCTCTTCTAGATTATAAAAACAACACAAACAGTATGGCAACAACAAAGATGAATGTGCGTGGCACACTGACGAAGATGAAGCCGGGAACCCAGATGATGTTCACATCTGAGGTGGTAAGCCTTAGGTATCTAAGGAATGTCACCTCTGATCTGAAAGATCAAGGGTTCCTTTTTTCTGTCAACAAGGAAGACACCTTATACAGAGTCACAAGAATCGCCTAATCTGTAGAGACATGGATGAGAAGAAGATATTCGACGCGTTGTCCGACATCAAACGGTACACCCTTCTTGCCGCCAAGGAGATGTTGACCGTGGAGGACATGAGCCTGCTCACAGGCTTCAAGCCTACATATATCAGGAAAATGATCCAGGAAGGCAGACTTCCATACTACAAGCCGTCAAACGGGAAGGTATTCTTCAAGAAGAGCGAAGTGAACGCCTATCTCGAAGGCCAGAGAATCCCGTCGATAGCAGAATTGGTAAACAGATAATATCCCACACAATGATACAGAATACAATCACAGCGGCAGACCAGCAGAGGCTGGCGGAAGCAAGACGCTTCCTGTACTGCGACTTTACGGACGAGTTCATGTCCTCTTTCGACACCAAGGAGGCGAAGGGCATAGCAGAAATGCTCAAAAGAAATCAATATCACAGGGAGGAAGACAATGTTTAAGAAGGATGACGTCATCGTCTGGAATACGGTGAAAGGAAAGCAAAGCGGCAGGGTCATCTGCCACGACAATTTCGGATTGGGCTATATGATAGTTGCGCTTTCGAACAACCGCAGGATGCTTGTGCACGAGAGCAGCGCGAAACTCATGGAGGAAACCACTGGAAGTTATATTCGATGTTGACATAAAAAAAGTCCTTCGCAGTGATGCGCGGGCACGGGAGAGCCAGGTGGGCGAAAAAGCTTTAAGATGTAATTTTTTCTATATTTTGAATCATAACTAAACATAGTTAAAGCAGTTCTAGCCTAATCAAAATTTAGCCCAATCCCACCTAGCAATCCCGTTCAACCCTTGCGAGTGTGATAACTTTCAAGGGTTCCATTTTTCAAACAACTAAAATCTATAAAAGTTTATGGAGAACAATGAATTACAAGTAAGGCAACAGAACGGGCTTAAAAAAGCCCCGGATACGCCGATGGCGCGGTTCAACCGCTGCATTGCGGCTGTCGAGACTCAGCAGTACCTCCTGCAGGTATTGGGGCGCAAGAAAGAATCTTTCGTGAATAACATCACGGCTCTTGTCGCGAACGACGCGAACCTCCAGGGATGCTCCCCGATGTCGCTGATCTATGCCGGCATCAAGGCTACGGCGCTGGACTTCCCGCTCGACAACAACCTCGGCTTCGCCTACGTGATCCCATACAACAACAAGAAGAAGATCACGGACGAGAATGGAGTGACCAGGGAGGTGGTCGTGAAGGAGGCGCAGCTCCAGTGGGGCTACAGGGCATTCGTACAGCTCGCAATCAGAAGCAACATGTTCAGGACCATCAATGTTGCGGATATCCGCAAGGGCGAAATCAAGGGCAGGGATCTGCTCACAGGCGAGATGATCTTCGAGGCGGAGCCCAACAGGGAGGAACTGCCTGTCATCGGATACGTGGCGTTTTTCGCTCTGACGAATGGATTCAGCAAGATGTCCTACATGACAGTCGGGGAAATCGAGGAGCATGCGAAGACCTGGTCCAAGACTTACTCAAGCAAGTCCGAATACACGCGCAACAGTTCGAGATGGGCGACGGACTTCGACGCGATGGCGAAGAAGACGGTGCTGAAGCTTCTTCTCAGCAAGTGGGCTCCACTCTCCGTGCAGATGCGGGAACTGGTGAGGACAGACCAGGCGGTATTCGACGAAAACGGCAGGATGGAATATCTGGATGCGCCGAGCGAGCCGGAACAGAGGCAGATTCTCATCGAGGCGAGAAAAGAAGAAATGAAGGAGAACGGAGTCCAGGCTCCAGAAATGCCGTAGCGTATGAACAGGTATCTGAAATACACGCCGGAGCAGATGGAGGAGCACCTCTCCGGCTACCTGGTGAACAGCTGGAGCTACAGCGGCGTCCAGTGCTTCGCCAGGAACGAGAAGGCCTTCGAGATGCAGTACATCTACTGCGAGCGCGACAGGAAGTCCATCAGCTCGATTGCGGGGAGCGCCTACCACGAGGCCCTGAAGGAATTCTTCAGCATCTGGAAGCCGGGCGTGCAGCCCGAGTTCGTGGCACTCACGGCAGTGGCATACGGCTATCTTGACGAAGTGCCGGCCACTGACTGGAAGACTACGGACAAGTTCCCTACCGCGGAGGCGGCCAAGGCAGAGGCGACATCGAAAGTGAACAACCTGCTGAAATATTTCTGCGAAGAGGTGGGCACTTACACCGGCGACATTGCCGAGGTCCTTCATGTGGAGACCCGCTTCGAAGAGTGGGTGACGGTCAACGGGGTCGACATCCCATTGCCACTGCACGCTGTCATTGACATGGTCGCAAGACTCAAGGACGGGCGCGTGGTCATCATCGACCACAAGAGCAAGTCGAAGTACACGGACGGCGACGAGGTGGCCCTGGTGCACGGGCAGCAGGCGATGACATACGTCGAGGCTTACGAGACGGCGAACCCTTCGACGGAAGTGAGCGAGGTCTGGTTCGTTGAGGCGAAAGAGTCGAAGAACAAGGACGGCTCGGCACAACTCCGCAAGCACGTCATCAGCATTGACAGGAACAGCAGGATGCTTTATGAAGCTCTGCTCTATGAGCCGCTGAAGCGGATGTGCGAGGCTGTCAGCAATCCGGACTACGTCTATATGATTAACACGTCCGACAACTTCATTGACAAGGCCGTCCTCTACGACTTCTGGGCGAGGACGATGATTGCGGAAGTGGACGACTTCCCTACCGTTCCCGACAGCAAGAAGGAACTGATACGCAAGAGGACCGCGAAAATCAAGGACTCCTCTCGAATCAATATTAACCCAAAGATTATAACGAAGTTCCGGACGGAGGCGGCTTCTTTCATCCGGATTGACTACAGCAACTGTGACATGACAAAGCAAGAAAAAATAGAGCACGTTCTGCGCTCGCACAACATCAATGTGCAGGTGGCGCATACGATAGACGGATTCAGCTGCGACACCTATCTTCTGGACGTAGCTCCGGGAGTGACGATCGTAAGCATCTTCTCCCATCGCATGGACATCGCCTATGCTCTCGATGTTCCGCTGGTACGAATAGCAGGCTATCTGATGATGTACAACAACAGGTCCTACGTCGCCATCGAGGTGAACAAGAAGCGCGACAAGACATTGTTCTGGGACACGAAGTATCTGGAAGGACATAGGATTCCTCTCGGAGTCGACAATTTCGGAAACACGATCGTCTGGGACCTGGACAACCACTCGACGCCGCACATGCTGGTCTGCGGGTCAACTGGAAGCGGAAAGTCCGTCGAGCTGATAAGCATCCTGGCATATGCACAGGAAGCCGGTATAGACGACATCGTCATTTTCGACCCGAAATATGAGTTCGCGAGTCTCGACTGCGGCATCGCAAGCGTATTCAGCGACATTGACGACCTGGAGCGCGTGATGGCCCAACTTGTCAATGAAATGAACGGAAGGATCAAGTCAAAATCCAAGAAAATCACCCTAGTCATCTTCGATGAGTTTGCAGATGCGATGGATCAGTCGCGCACCTCCAAGGAACTGGAAGGAAAGAAGACTCTCATGGAGAATCTGAAGATGTTGCTCCAGAAAGGCCGTTCCTGCGGAATGAGGTTCTGCGTGGCTACACAGAGGGCAAGCACGAAGGTGATCACAGGAGACATCAAGGTTAATATCCCAGTCCAAGTCTGCTTCCGTGTTCCGAAGGCCATCGACAGCAAGGTGGTTCTCGATGACGAGGGCGCGCAGACATTGCAGGTACAGGGAGACGGGCTGATCAAGTCACCGGAGTATCAGGACGGGCTCGTGAGGTTCCAGGCCTTCTACAAGCCGTAGAGGTAAGGAGGAAAAGGTATGGCAAGAAAATCTTTTGTATTTCGGCTCGAATGGTTTAAGTCATTGAGTACTTATCCAGCGGAGGTCAGACTTGAAGTGTACGAAGCGACGATGAGGTATGCGCTATCGGGGACACTGTCGGAGCTGAAACCGCTAAGCAGTATGGCTTTCACATTCATCAAGAACGCGCTTGACGCCGATTTTGAAAAGTATAATGACATATCGGACAAGAGAAGGGCAGCCGGTCAGAAGGGCAGAGCAATTGCGAGCAAATGTAAGCAAATGATTTCAAGTGAACAAATGATTTCGCAAGAACAAATGATTTCCGAAAATGTTTTGCTCTATGATACTGATACTGTATCTGATACTGATACTGACACACCTTGTGTGTGTGATGGAAGCGCACCAGTGCGCGCGGCAAGCCACGACACCACAGCACACAATGATTTTGAATTTTTCTTTCCGACTTTCTGGATGCGCAACATCATAGCACCGGAAGCGGAAACCAGGAGATTCATCGACTACTACGAGGCTTCAGGGTGGATTCTTGAGAAAGGAGCCGTATTGGACACCGATTCGAAGCGACTGGCAAAGGCCAGGCAATGGAAGCCTGAGAAGCCGGGCAAGCGCTTCCCCGAGGACTTCCTGAAAGTCTGGTGGCAGTTGGCGCAGGCGGCTCCGACGGAGGGAATCAGAGGGCAGATGCTGTGTGACAGGGTGGCCGTAGACATGACCGGAACGGAACCGGTGGTGCGGATTGGCGAGGCGACTCACGCCTGGATAATGGGCGAAGGCAGGAGCATCGCGGAGAAAGCGCTTGCTGGAGATTGGCTGAAGGGCCGCGTGCGACTCAAATTCAGAGCATACTAAAATCAAGATTTTACACAACAAAAAACAGGAGGAAAAATTTATGGCATTGAACAAGGTAATGCTGATAGGCAACGTGGGAAAGGCGACAGCACAGGAGGTGATTTATGAACAGCCGAAGGACGATCTCCCTTTCTAGCACGACACTGACGGCAAGGGAGCACCAAGAGATGAGAAACTGCATCGAGAAGATCCGGCGGCTGGGAATAAGGGACAACCGGAGCACTCTTGAGGTGTGGAAGTCCTGCGGCCGAACATGTCAGTAATTTCAGCTCTGACAAATACGGCATCTTCGGATTGCCGACGTTGCTTGCTGCTATGGAACTCCAGGACCAGAAGGACGACATAGACGAACTGGCGGAGACAATCGAGGGAGCTGACCTTCTGCGTAACTTTATCAGCATCGTTTGGTCTTGTTCCAGGAAAAGCAGGATCAGCGGTTGGCTTGCGAGCGGCAATGCAGGTTGTAGCTTAGACGACTGCTTGTGCTACTCGTATCTGGCTGTTCCGGTCATTCTTTACTAACGACGGCGGGGCGCTTGCCCTGCCATAAAATCGAAAAAATATGGAGCGATACCGGATTGTAAGAGGCGAAAGCTATAACGGCTGTATTCATATCACGGTGTATTGGGTACAGGTCCGTGTTGATAAGATGTTCACGTGCGAGTATGTGAACGTGAAAGGATTTGAATCATACAGCCGTGCCAAAGAATTATTGAACTACTTGAATAATAGATTATGAATTTGCTATATATAGACCTCTTTTGCGGAGCAGGAGGAACATCCACAGGAGTAAATACGGCTCGTCTTGGTGGCGAGGAATGTGCAAAGGTGATCGCCTGTGTAAACCACGACAAGAACGCCATTGCATCGCACGTTGCCAATCATCCGGATGCGCTGCACTTCACGGAGGACATTCGCACATTGGAGCTGTCTCCACTTATTGCACACATAAAGAGGTGTCGAGAACAATATCCAGAAGCCTTATTGGTCTTGTGGGCATCGCTCGAATGCACGAATTTCAGCAAGGCGAAAGGCGGACAGCCACGAGATGCAGATAGCCGGACACTTGCGGAACATCTGTTTCGTTACATCGAAGCAATAGACCCCGACTACATACAGATTGAAAATGTAGAGGAGTTTATGAGTTGGGGCGATGTGGACGAGGATGGCAAACCGCTTTCTATGGACAAAGGAAAAAGTTACACTCGCTGGGTGCGCAAAGTGAAATCTTATGGATACAGGTTTGACCACCGCATCCTCAACGCTGCCGATTATGGCGCATATACAAGCCGTAAACGCTTCTTCGGTATCTTTGCAAAGTCAGGACTTCCTATCGTGTTCCCGGAAGCCACGCATTGCAAAGAGGGTGCATCTCTTCTGTTCGGTGATTTGGAGAAATGGAAGCCTGTTCGGGAGGTGTTAGATTTCGAGGACGAGGGAGAAAGCATATTCGGACGCAAAAAACAACTCGTGGAAGCCACCCTTGAACGCATATATGCCGGTCTTATCAAGTTTGTTGCAGGAGGAAAGGAAGCTTTTATTGTCAAATACAACTCTGTCAATAAGAAAACAGGCAAGTATGTACCTCCGTCAATTGATGAGCCTTGTCCAACAGTGGCAACACAGAACCGTCTTGGAGTGGCAAAAGTTTCTTTCCTATCCAAACAGTTTAGCGGAGAACCATACAGCAAGAACAAATCTATTGAGGAGCCGGCAGGAGCGATAACAACAATAGATCACCACGCATTTGTGTCTGCTTATTACGGTAATGGTCATAATCGTTCTTGCGATGAACCGTCTGCAACGCTTACGGCAAAAGACAGATTGGCACTTGTGCAGCCCAATTTCATAGATATGCAGTATGGCAATGGGACTCCTATCTCGGTGGAAGAACCTGCGAATACGATTACTACAAAACCTAAGATGAACCTCGTAACGGCAAAGTCGTGGATTATGAACACATCTTTCAATAATGTGGGACGTTCATTGGATGAGCCGTCCAGAGTAACTGCTAACAGGAAAAGGCACTATCTGATGAATCCACAATACACTTCTGCAGGTGGGTCTGTTGATAAGCCTTGCTTCACGCTGATTGCTCGTATGGACAAAATGCCACCGTATCTTGTGGCTACAGAAACTGGAGAAGCTGCTATTGAGGTTTACGATACAGACACTCCTGCGACAATCAAGATAAAGGAGTTTATGGCTCTATACGGAATTATCGACATCAAGATGCGTATGTTAAAGATTCCGGAGTTGAAGAAGATTATGGGCTTCCCGGAGGACTATGTGCTTGTCGGCACGCAGGCGGAGCAAAAGAAATATATCGGCAATGCAGTAGAGGTAACCGTCGCACGTTGTTGGTGCGAAGCATTATGTGCCGAACTCAATAAACATTTCAAGAAAGTAAACAATGGACGAAAAGACATTTTTTCAGAAAGTCGAACTGATGCGAAAAGCGCAAAAGGAGTATTTCAAAACTCGCTCGCAAACTGCGCTGCGCAATGCTAAAGCGCTCGAGGACTGGCAGCGAGGAGCGACTGGGAAGCGCCGGCGGCATCCGGGGCACGCGGAGGATGACCTGCAGATGCAGTGTGTCCGCTGGTTCCGGCTCCAGTTCCCGCAGCTGGCGCGGCTGCTTCACCACTCCCCTAACGGAGGCCGCAGGGATGCACGCGAGGGCGCGAGATTCAAGCAGATGGGGACGCAACCCGGGTTTCCGGACTTGATCTTGTTGGTACCGTCAAAAGGCTACCATGCGCTGATGCTGGAATTGAAGACGCGCACAGGGCGGCAGCAGGAGTCGCAGAAGGAATACCAGAGACTCATCGAGGAACAAGGATACAAGTATCTAATCGTGAAGACTCTCGAACAATTCCAACAAGAGGTAAACACTTATCTATCCGAAGTTGAATAAAATACTTAATATTGAAACATTAAAATTTATCTATTATGCTATCTGAAACTGTACTGGAACATGTTATTGCCTATATTTTTGGGCACAAGTACTATGCTAATATTGTAAACATGATCGGGACTGCCAATTGTTCTATTTGCAGCTTTATTTTCGGTTCACGAGAAGAAGCCGAAAGGCACAAGGAAGAACTTCAGACTAACCGAACTTACAAGTACATTGAGACAATATCATTCCGTTCAAGAAGAGTGTCTTATTAATCCGCCTGGCAATATGAAACTGTTGACTTCAATTAAATGGTTCATCGAGCGCGCCGTTTGGAGATCATGTTATGTGATAGCTGACGCGAAAGACAATTCGGTGACGTTTTCGAAAGGGCTTTTCAACCGGGCCGGAATTTCAAAAATGGAGAAGGCGAAGGTTTTCACCTTCTATATTCCGGAATTCAAACAATATGCTTTCACATTCAACCCGAAACTAGAGCAAGAGACACAGATGGCCGACATCATGTACAACAGCAAGTACAAGTGCGTAGGATTCGAATGTCTGATACCGACCATCAATAAAGTTTTCTATGACTATGGACTCCCGCCCGACATCTGCGTCAAATTGAGTGTCATAGGAAAGAAGCAAAATGGAATGAAGTATTATTTGATATGTAGACCCAATGGCTATGGAACATTTAGAAATCAAAAAAAAGCTTCTGGGAGATAGTACCCGAAAGCCGGACATCACATTCTACCAAAATGGTCGGATTGATATAACATCTGCCGTAGCGGATGTTCTCGAACTGCAACCAGGAGATGTAATAGATATAGCCGAAGGAAAGTCGGACTGCCACCTGTATGTACGGCATCGCAAAGTCGAAGACACGATAGCAAGACACGAAGGGCAATGTTATCCGAGCAAGCCTGGAAGCAGAAATTTCAGAGCATACAGCAAGAAATTATGTGATGCAGTCTTGACCATTTCCGGTGGCGACACCGCACGGATCATGGCAGGGACATGCATTGAGTCTGACAACTTGGGAAAGTCCATTATCCTTATCCTGCAACACAATTTAGATAATCCGACAAAACAATCAGAACATGAATGAGAAGAATAGAACTGAAGTCAATTTCAGATTGAAAAGAGCCCAGATCCTGTATGATGCGGACAACAACGCATACATCGAGGGCAACATGATGCCTGACGAAACAGGAAAACCGAAAGCCGCCCTTATAGACATAACCCAGGACGGAAACATTGATAGAGTAAACAGGGTGATGAACCTGGCAGTATCCGAGTGCAGGGAAATGCTGTACCCCTACAGCAAGCAGGAAATCCAAACGGAGGATTGCGACAATGAGCCAACAACGCCAGAAGAATATGTCATTACTGCCGCATTTCCGGAAGATCTATCTCAGACCACGGTAGAACTGATAGCAAACCTCCTGCACGAATATGTCACCGGCAGAGTGCTGTCCGACTGGCTTTCCATTACAAAACCAGAGAGCGCTGCAAAATGGTACTCGGAAATTGAAAGCATAAAGTTGAAGCTGAAGCAAACCATGAGCATCCGCAGAAAGAAACTACGCCGTGGAAGATCTCCGTTTTAGTCAACTCGGTTATTCACTGACAGAAAAAGCAGGACAGCACATAATAATGGCGTGTCCTGCTTTATTGTCTTTATCTTATCTGGTTTACTAATTTCGGTGTAAATATTACCGACATTCCGGAAAGGCTTTCATCGTCGGAAAGGGCACATTTCAATGCTATCTGAAAATACTTATATGGCGTACCGCTGAACCCTCGAAGATAATGGTCAACACTAGAATATATTGGCGTCCAATTAATCAAGTCTCTTGAGCCATACAATATCTGCTGCACATGACCTCGTTTGAAATTGCCTCGCTGAATAATGGTATTGATGGTTTTCAGGACATCCGGCATATCCAGCTTGAAAGGCCTAGTCATAATCACTTGATTGTTTACGACATCATTAGGGATTCGTTTCGAGTAGTCCAGCAAATCACCATCGTATGTCAAAGCCAGAGCTTCAGGATAAGACTTCACCGCGCTGCGTATATTCGACGGCATCATCGACCAGGCCTTCCCGTTTAGAGAATAGATATAAGCATATCTGACTGTCGGATTGAAGACAATGATTCTCCTGGACGTATCATCATACAGCATTCTGCACCCATGAAGGAACGATTCGAATTTCAATAATGCGTAGATATTCATTTCATCCTTTCCTATAAGGACATTCTTCCCTTTATAATCCAACAGAGAGAATGGTTTGTCATTCTTGCTGTCAATCATATCCGAAAGACATATTACTTCCGAACCGGAAATCAGCATAATTCCGCGCTCCGTAACAAACAACACTGCATTATCAATTTGCGTGATACTGTCGGCATTTATGCACACATCCCTGGACACGGGTTGTTTTGTGGAGTATGAGCCGGTGGCGGATACTTCCAACGCCCAAATGCCGTCCGTACTGAATGCGTACAAAGGGAACTGACCGAACTGGCCCTGAGACAGCGCCTTGGTTGTCGTGCTGACACCCAGGATTTCTCCAGTGCCGACAGTATTTATACCTGTAACGGGAAAGACGAACGGGTTATTAACCTCGGAAGTATAAATCTTGTTCGGAATTGAGATGGTGTCATTGGTTAATGACGGAACGTCTTTTTCCTCCGTTCCATCATACCACGAACCAAAATAGTAAGCTCCATTCAAGAACTCGTGTTTGGAAAGAGGGTAGGAACGGATACTAGTTGTTTTAGCATCGATGTCGTCCTCCTTGATAAAGAGTCTTACAGCATTCGGGTTTGGATAATAAAACCAAATGGGAACGTTCGGCAATCCATATCCTTCATAACCGGCAAAATTTACGACCCTAACATTTTGGGACTCCAAACTGATAGATACGTAAAATGTATATCTAATAATTTTTGAGTCATACATAAGGTATCGATCCTTGTCTGCAATTATATCTGGAAAAGAATAGAAGTGCATAACGTATCCCCATGTCTGATTAAACAACGTTGTACTTCGGAATCCTCCATATAGAGATTTCTTCATATCCACCAGGTTCATCCTTGAATTGTATACAAACGCTCTAGATGGAACAAGTGTATCATGGCTGTCATAATCATCAGGCAAGACTTCCCGCTCAACAAGTGACTGTAAATAATCTTCGTCAACATCCACTTTATGCTCCACATAATCCCCCTCAACCATATCCTTTATTGGAATACTTTTCAAAAAATAAAAGTTTGAGCAACTAGTAATTTCCTTGTTAAAGTCTTCTTCCTTTTTTGTTGGAAGTTCTACGGTTTTAGGTTCGGGCCAATGTCTTTCATCATAAAAGGCATAGTAATACATTGATGAAAAAGTTCGAGGCTGATATCTTATAGGTATAGATATGGCTGGACTATAATCTGTTAAAGATGTCGTCTGATTCTTGAGATAGCATATACTTGAGCCCCGAAGGCGTTCTCCGAAATGCTTGCATTTTCCGTTAACATCATATTTATACAAGGGTGCAGAGATGAAGATGTCCACACTGGTTATTATATCTGACCACGCACGTAGTTCAGAAAGAATTTCCTCTGGCTCAGAGACATAATATTGTAAATCATGAACAGCACCGACGACCCTAGCCTTTATTGGATCTGTCAGTCCGGATGTAATGGCAACCTGCGGAGCGACATCAGTGGCGCACATCATCAGAATCGGCGCGGACTGCATAGTCAAGGAGCCGTCATATAGTCTATATGCATATCTCACAAAAAAAGGCATTATGAATCTTCCTTTGTTTGTTGACTCATCAGCAATAAACTTGTTCACCTTTGCCAAGACTTGCGCTGTCACCTGCTCTTGATCTTCTGTGGAGAATTCTTTCTCGTAGTAATCGGATATATATTGATGGCCTTTGGAAAAATTCAGAGTAAATTCATCAGTGCGAATCATCTCCGATTTAAGAGAAAATTGCAATTGCAGATCAGGAAGATGTTGTCCGAGCGACATATACTTTCCATCTTTCCAGAGATAATACATCATGCCTTCATCAGTAAGCAAGACAAGGGTATTACCAATGGAGCTTATGCTGTTCACTTCGAATCTCAGCGCGCTGTCAAATTCAACTTTTTTATATTCTCCATCGTTCTTGTCGAGATAGAAATAGCTTAAAGCCAAGCCGTCATCTTGTATTTCCGTAGCAATGTAATGTTTGAACGCACTTGTTGCATGTACGTATCTGACGACACGGTCCGGAGTCCCAGTATTGAATAGCTTCTTCGGCTGCAATACCGGCTTTAGAGAACCGTTCTCCGTCCATAGATTCATCGACATCGCAAGAGTGCCATCTACGCAATCGTAGTCAGACGGAGCAGCAGTCTGTCCCGTATATGCTATTTCTTTCTCCATAATCAGATTTCGTATTAAGGTTTAACCGGGCGTTTCCGTGACATCATAGCTATAGACAGCATCTGATAATTATTGGACGCCAATTGTATATACTTTTCGGATTCATCAGGATTGACCAACGAGAACCATCCTGCAATTGCCGTATTGACGATATATTGGTGCATGGCCGTCGTCACAGCATCAATACTTGCCTCATTAAAATTCATCGGCAGATTCAGTTGAATGATGATATCCGAATCGGCCTCAAACTGATTGTCATCACCTGCCTGTTGAGAAACATCGAGATAATCTCCCAAATTCTGCCGTAGCATCGACAAAGCATTCCCGATACTACGCAGCAACTGATTATAGCTCTCCGGTTCATCACTTGCCTGAATCGCAGCTACTTGTTCCGGATTATCGCCGGAGTCTTTATTGCGTCCTATCACATAGGTTTTATTCTGAATGTCATAGATTATTTCATTCAGATACAATGTTATGGGTATCAGTTTCTTTGCCATATACTATGTATTGCTGCGGACGCCTGCTAAAGTGCGTTTTTCGCCGCCCCTCTTCCAGATGTCGTTCTCGTCATACGAATTTTCCATTTTCTTCTTCATGTCATCCTTCGGTCTGCTCCACGGCTGGAACCAAGCTATGTCACTGATTGTCCATTCCCAGTTTCCGCGAAACGATACGGCACGGTCGTCAAGATATACATCTGCGGCAATCTTGCATCCTTTAGCGGTATCGCTGCCCTCAGGCTGGTCAGGATTCTCATTGATATAGTCATAGGCAATTTTGTTGTCGGCAAGATACTTTTTCAGAGCGTCGGTCACAGGACGTGTAGTATAGATAATAATACGCCATCCCTTTTTCTTGAGGGTCTGTGTTCCAATGTCGGCATTAGCTACCATATCCCCGAACTTGTCCTCACCCTGGTATCCGTCTGAATAGTCGGCGATGACACCGTCGAAGTCGATACATATTGTCTTCTTCTTTGTCATATACATTATGATTATGATGATTATGGATTAACGGAAGGCCTTTCTGGCCTCTTCTTGAAATATATTTTCTTCTTGAATGACATCAACGCAGACGCCGCCTCTTCCGAATAAGGCGCGACTTCATCCTTTGCGGAAAACAAATACCACTTGCTCACTATGTAATTGGTGAAATAGCTGAAAAGGTCAGTAGCTGCAGCGGACATCAGTCTATCATCAAACAACTGCGAAACGGACAATGTCACTTCGAAATCCCTGTCCAATTCCATGCAATGTCCAGGGATATTCTCACTAGACTTGACAAGGAACTGTTTCAAAGCGCTATTCGCCATGCTGCATGCTTCATTCCAGAACCTTTCCAACAGCAGGCGGTCGTCATCCGTCGTAAAGATTCTGTCATACGCATTCTCGTCATTCAGTTTCTTTGCACCCGTGTAACTCGTGACCTTGGCCACTTCATTGTACACGTTGAGTTTCGTTATTTTGATAGTAATCTCTTTCATGGCGATAAATATAAATATTTCCGGTACGCATTTAATGATATCTATTTATATAGAAACGGCTCTCGAAAAAGATTCTTTTCGAGAGCCTGGATATAATCTTCGCCACTTGTTACATTTTGAAGTATCTTCTTACAGAAAATACACGGTCCCTGTCTTCAAGTCGAGAGGCAGCAAGCTCTGCACACACGCGAACCTCCTGTTCGGATGTCGCATAATTCCGCAGCACTCCCCATTCATCAGACCAGATCATATTTAAGACCGTCAGGAATGCCCACTTGTTGTATTCTCCTGTCTTTTCATATTCAATGTCCAATGAGGACAATGCTCTAAAGGCAGCATCCGCATCATCCCAGTGCGCGCCTCGCGAGCCGTCGAAGTTTACAAACTTGCTGGTGATCTCTTCGAATTCATCTTCCGAAAGGTAGTCGCGGAATCTCACCATATCTTCGCATTCATCTGCCAGGGCCTTAGCAGACTCCAGATCTTGGTTTTCAATCAGTTTCAATATTATAGTCCTACCGAGTTCATCGTCAATGCGGTCGCGGAGCAGGTCGATAAACCTATCCGCAGTCATATTTCTTTCCATAATTGTCAGCGTTTGAGTTATCATACTTTATTTCCGCTATTCAGCAATCGAGACAGCATATCCTTGAGTTCACCCATTGACGCTTCAATCTTACTGAAACGCTGTTCCGTTTCCTGCTTCTCTCGGTACGTCGGATTCAGTTCTGCCAGCAGCGTAGTCGATTTTTCAAGGATTTGCTTCTGTTGTTCAACCGAGGCAATTGCCTGTTCTGCGGTCACTTTCATGGATTCGACCTCTCCTGCAAGTCCCTGCCGGTCCACGGACAAGACAAGGTTGCCTGCATAAGTAACGGATAGGTTTTCAGGGATAACATAATTGGCTGTCTTGCCGTCCGCTACTATGGAGACATCGACAACCATCCCGGACTTGCCGGCAGCAGGATTCATTTCCATACGAGGGAAACCGACGGCAACGGCCTTGCCTTGAGTCAACGTCAGTGTCTGCTTGTCGAGGATATATACGGGATAGTTTTGTTTCAGATCTTTGAAGTACATAGCTTGAAATAATTATGAGTGGAGAGATTCTTATCCCTCCACTCCGTAATACAAATGGGACTATGCCCCAGCTGTGGTAGCTGTCGGCTTGAGAGCCGCAATTAGTTCAGCATTCTGCTTCTGCTGCGAGAGTTCCAGACGCGCGTCATTGTACCTCTGCTGGAGGTCAGCCTGCCAGTGACTATTGAGGGTGTCAATAATGCGCTGAGTGTTGTCCTGACCTGCGCGCACGATGTCGCACTTGTCCTGCTGCATCTGGAATCCGATGCCGGAGAAGCCGCGCTCGACGCTCCTGTTCACGAAGTCAAGTCCAGTCTGAATCTTGTACTCGATATCCTTCTGGCCAAGCTGGTTCTCATAGCCCATCCGGAGGATGTTCTGCTGTGTGTTGCAGCAGCAGTCCTTGATTGCCTGTATGACGTTGCAGTCACCCATATTTACGGCATTTATGACGCGCTCAGCCGAAAAGCCGACCTGTCCGCCTACCTGCTCGATAGCCGAGCGGACTGCGCAGATTCCTCCCTGCAACTGGTTGAAGTCGCAGTTGAGACTTGCCGCAAGTGCGGAAATTGCATTGTCATTGCCCTTGATTGCCGACATCAGCAGGTCGCTGTTGTGGTTGTCTGCCATCTGATTTCTGAGAGAATCAATCTGACTCTGAATTTCAGTGCCCTGAAGACCTCTATTCCCGAAGCCGAATCCGTTTCCTCCGAAGAGTGCGAGGAATATCAGGTACATCCATGGATTGTTCATCCAGTTGTTAGCCCCGCCGTTCATTGCAGCCATCAACGCCATCGGATCGGTATCGCGCTTGCCGAGCATCGCGGCAGCAAGAATATCATTGTTACCCCTATCGCAACAATAGATTTTATCTACCATTTCTGACATAATATGTTGGTATTAGTGTTACCCGCCTCTTGAGCCTTCGGCGGTACTGGCACGTGTACATCGTGATGCAAACATATCAACATATTCGCTGAAATTCAGGAGGTTGTCACCGCGTTCCGTATCTATTACTTCCGCGTTATTTCCATGTTTATACGAGCCACTTCCGAGACAGCCTTTGGCATACCAGACGCAGACCTGCCGAGTTCGCGAGGCGCGCCTCGAACCCTGATATTGCGCTCCTTACGGCACGTGCCGACAAACCCATTCTCTCCGCAATCATTGCCGGATAGAAGCCGTTGCCGAGCAGCAGGAAGATGACGAGATAACGCGCGTCTACGACCTCCTCTTTGCGTTCTGAAGACAATATCCGGTCACTGTCGATTTCGGTCTCCGCAGAGACGTCTGCGAGCACTGAGGCAAAAATTTCTGATTTTTTCATTTCTTATTCAATTTTTATTAGTTATCTTCGCCTCAGCCAACAACGAAAGAAAAACAGACCCACACCATTCAATTACCGAGGCAATAGTGCCCCCGTATTGCTGGTGTGGGTTTTTCTTTTAGTTGGCGCTAAACAAATCTTGCTCTTGCAAGTCGGGGGCTTTTTATGCCCCTCTTTTTTTGCTTACGAAATCAATTTCTTAAGCAGACCGAGAATCGGCCTCCGGAATTTCCAGAACCCAATGGCGGCAACGGCGGCCGAGAGAATCCAGAAGCCGCGCAACCTGAAGCGCTGCCATGCCGTCAGCTCTTTCTCGATATAGACCTTTTCCTTTTCGACTTCAGACTTCGAATTAGTCGTGACGCTGTCCTTCTTCTCGATAGTGGACTTGGAGAGAATAGGTATCTTTGCCGCCTTGGTCTCCAGCGTGTGGTGAAGCATACCAGCCTCGATCCTTGCCTCAGACACGGCATAGTCATTTTCGAGGCGCGATGTCGTGTCCTGTGTAACTATGCGCTCCACTTGCCTCAGCAGCTCGACATAGATGGTGTCTATATGCTCTATTCGCTCCGTCCTGACTTCCACTTTGGTGCTGTCGTGTGTCTCGATACTGGTTACTGCATGTCGTGAACTGCCGCAGGATGTCACGAGCACGGCAAGTAGCGCAAATGCCACCAGTTCGGAAAGAAATGCCACTAGTTGTATTTTCATCTTCTTCATTTGATTGCTGATTTCGCACGTAGGTAAATCTCCCACCTGTCGTCAATGCCGTTCAGTCCTCCGTTCACGCGCTTGGTTATTGCCTCGAAGGTCTTGCGCTCTCCGGCTCCTGAAAGTATGTCCGCAAGAGCATTCAGGCCGTTGGCTTTCCACCATAAGGCGGCAGAGCGGCAGGCATCCAAAGGCATCAGCAGGGCATCCGGCCAGACCGTCAAGTCCTTGCCCATCAGCGCCGACATCGCCACGTAGTTGTCTCTGCCTGTAATCTGAATCAGTCCGCGACCTCGGAACTTCCATCCGTCGCCGCTCTTTTCGTTGCCGTTGCCAATCCTGTCCGCATATACGCGGTTGGCGATCTGCTCAGGATGGTATGCGTACATCACCGCCTCCTGCTGGGTCGGAAAATACTTCGGGAACACCTTCCTCAGCGCCTGTGCCGAATACTTCAGGTTCTCCTCGACGCAGTTCAGCTGCGCCGATTCGTGGCCGACCTGTGCGAGGAAGGCCCTCGCCCGTTCAGCCGTATCAATGCCGCATTCCTTCATCGCCTTGTCCAATGCCACCGCGTACCTTTTAACGTTCTTAGACTGCGGATAAATCTTCCGCAATGTGTCACTTGTAATTGTTGTCATTATTCTTTATTTCCTATGTTGTGCCTCGGCTCTTCCTTAATCATCTCGATAACCTTCTGCGCTTTCTCGCTGTCCACACAGGAGATAATCTCCTGAACGACATCCACCACTCTGCCTGCAGCGCTCTTCTTTTTCTTGGAGTTCTCGATGACTGAACGTCCTTCTATAAGCAGTACGCCTAAAGTCGCTAAAATCGCACAATAAGGCAGGCTATACCACGTGAATACCGCTCCCAGTATATCAATGAGCAGAAAGAAATATACTATCCTCAGATAGTCTATAATCTTCCTCACAGTCTTACGAAGTCCGTGGCTCATAATCTTTTCCTTGTTCGTTTTTGCCGCGTCAATCCCGGTCCACATATCAATCAGTGCAGCAGCACAGACAAGCACGCAGAGCAGGAAGGCTATCATTATTCCCCTGCTCAGGCCGTCGGGGAGATTGAGCTTTGCGATTATCTCGTCCATTCCTTTTCCTCCTTGTTTTGTGGTTCCTCATTATCGGGTATCACTAATTCCCCTGTGCCACGTTGACTTTCCACACATCCTGTGAAATAGCCTAATTTTTCATACTTTGTCATGATTACCTCCTAAATGGTCAGCCCATTTTTCTGTCCAAAAGTGGTCATACTCTTTACCATGAGCCTTACAATCATGTAATGCTGCATGTAACACGGAATTTAATCCTATAAAAGGTAGATATAAAGGCCCCAATATCCTTGACTGAATAACATGTCCCCTTTCGTGTTTTACATGTCGAGGTCCATTAGTAAAAATAAACTCACCCAAAGTTAACCCGCCGGGAAATTCCTCGGCATAGTAATACTTTATCTGGGCGTTTCCATTAGGAAAATACTTAACAGTAAACTTATACTTAGATAACTTTAGGTATAAAAACCCGGCAAAATTCTGTAAAAGCTCCCAAATAAACAGAAACAGAAACAGAATAACCTTTAAAAACTTTCTCATAATTCCTCATTTATTTTGTTATAAACTGATTTACAAGTGTACATAAAAGTAAATGGGTGTCTTATGGTACCCATTTACTTAAATGCTACATTCAATTAAGAAAGTGTCCAAGAATCATTAGATGTGATAGTCAATGTCTTGGTCTCACCGGCTGCAACGAATGACAATGTATCAGGAGAGAGGTCAAGAGTTGAAGCAGAACCCTGCTGGTTGAATGTGATATCCTTAGTAGCAGTCTTACCACCCTCGCCCTCAGCTGAGATTGTAACAACAAAGCCTTCTCTTGGAGCAGTTGTAGGGTTGAGATTAACAGTAACCTTACCTGTATTAGTCTCAAGTGAGAAGCCTTCCTTAGGAGTCTTAACTGCATAATCAGCAGAGAGCTGTACCTTATTGTCTGCTGGAGTAGATTCAGTCCTTGTAGCACCTGAAGTGTAAGTAACTGTCTGCTTCATAGCAGGAACAATAGCATAAGTCTCACCCGGAGCAGCAAGAGATACTGGAGTAGCCTGACCAATAGTTACCTCACCATAAGTTGCAGAGTTAGCTGCCTGATATACAGTGAGTGTCTTAGTAGCAGTCTTATCACCCGCACCATCAGCTATCATTGTGATAACACCTGCTTCAGTCCTTGCAGAAACTGCCGTACCCTTAGAAGCAGCTGTAATAGGGTCACCGTAAGCAATGTGAATAGGATTAAATGCAGGGTCTGTAGAGCCATCCTCATCTGAAATGGTAACCTCAGCTCCTGAAGAGTATGTAATCTTCTGTGTGACAATAGCTCCTTCACCAGACCATATAATATCAGCTTTGTCCACAGAACCACCTGAAGCTGGAATATCATCAACTGAAGGAACTCTGCTTGAGAAGCTGACATCACCATAAGAAGCAGCATTTGCAGCCTGCTTAACAGAAACTGACCTAGGAGCAGAATCTTTGCCATTAAGAGTTACGACAAGAGTAACATTATCTACTTCAGTAATGCCCGACTCAACAGTACCCTTAGAGGATGCAGTAACTACTCCTGTATCTTTATTAGTAGAACTGCCGCCCTTAAAACTGGTTACGCCAGCCGCAGGAGTATGGTCTGAAATTGAGCCACCATTAGAATCAGATTCATTCCATCCCCACTTTTGCATATAATTTAAAGTAGGACTTACACTTCCACCAGATGCCGGAATATTTGCATCGTAAGAGAATGTAATAATGATAGGAACTGCATAGTTCTTAACACCTGCTGCCTGATTGATGGTAATTTCACCTGAAGTTACATCAGCATTTGCATTCTTGACTGCAAACTTAGCTACACGTGCAGACTCTGATTTGTTCTCTGGGACAGTTACTGTAAGAGTGAATTCATACATTGCAGATGCACCCGGGTCACCATCTACTGAAATGTCATCATTTCCATTCCAAGATTCATCGGTTACTCCAGCTACTGCAAGCTTATAAACAAGACCTGGAATAGTAGAATCTCCTACTACAATGTTGAGGTCAGCAGAGTTAGACTTACCCTGAATAGTGATGTTTTGACCTACTTTATCAGCAGAATAAGTCTTTGTTTCAATAGTGATAGCCTCAGCAGCACCTACCTGAGATACAGCTGTAGTATCTGAAGCTCCACCTGCTGTTGTACCCGTAATAGTACCCTCTCTGGCGACTCTACCAGTGTAGGCAGCAGCAGTGATTTCACTTGAGCCATTCATGGAACCTTCTGCGGTTCGAAGTGTAATCCATTTTGGTTTAGCCATAAAAATTAAATTTAAATGTTTATAAAATAGTTAATAAGATTAAGCGTTTAACCCGATTAACCACCTTGTTATATCATATTAAGAAACGTAAACTTCTCCGGGAACTGAATATGTTTGTCCCCTATTGTTTTTACCCGCAACTTCAAATGTATATGTTCCAGCAGAAGCTAATGCAGAAGCATTGATATAGAATCTAATTGTTCCACTATTATTCTTTCCAGTTGGGTCAGAAGAAGTGTCTCCACTCCAGTTATCCATGTAAACTTCACCTTCAGAATTTTGCATTTCAGTTCCCGGGTTAAAAGTAATAGACCCGCCCAACATGTCAGCATAAGTTACTTCAAATGCTACCGTGTCCTGTAAAGACAAATCCTGACTTTCTGGACTTAACGTAATTTCTGAATTTATAAATTCCTCATATATAGAAAGGGTGATTTCATTAGTCTCTACAAGTTCACCGTCAGGTCCTGTTAATCCAATGAGTATATCTATAGTTCCCCAATAAGGGTCATCAGAAGAACCTGTGCCATTATATTTATAATCAAACCAATTATAAAGAGTATTATAATCTGTAATTGTTATAGAGAAAGTAACATTTGCTGTCTTATTTGTGCTGTCATAAGAGTCTATAGACATACTTATTTCCATACCCACAGTTTCACCACTAAATCTAGTGATAGTAGGTGACGTAGGGTCTTCTCCTCCATTCACATGGAAAACTTGAGCTTCTACTGATTCTACAATAAAGTTCTCTGGAAGATTTTTAATTATTGCCTGAGTACTTAGGTAAGCAAAATTAGCTTTATTCATATCTACTTCCCAAAGTGGTTCCTGAAGCCACTCTAAGTGAGCTTGTGCTGCCTTTTGAATAATACTTATAATTTTAGAAATTCCTCCAGCAGTTACTACTGTAACTGTTCCACTTCTATCTGTAGCCCCTGTATTTTTTTGAGCAGTTATTGAAACATTCTTATTGCCACTACCTGAAGTAGGATTAACTGTTATCCATGATGGTATTGCCATAATCACTCCTTTTCTTTAAAAGTTAAAGTCCATTTATCATTTGATTCGACTGTAATTCTCCGTGACTCTTCATCCGTAGAATAGCTTAGTGATTCCGGAAGAAGCCTGATATAGGAAGAAGAAGAGTTACTTTTTAGTAGGTTTCTAAACATGCTCATTTGAAAATCCCCCAAACCGCTAAATTGTTCAAAACACTTACTACTATTACAGAATTTGCTTCTGAAACGGGACTTTTGCCATCTTGCCATTTGATAGTAGAATCTCCGAATACTTTATGTGCATTCTCTCCTATTGTAATGTAATAAATCACCTCATTAGTAAGTGACGGATTAGAAGTTATCATGTAATCTTCTGTAAGAGCCGGAACCTCGTGGTAAGTAACTCCTCCGCCGAACAATCTCCACTTTCCAGTTACGGCATCTACTGAGTTATTAGCATCATATTTATACGTGTTTCTGTCTTCCTCACAAAAAGATATGTGTCCTGAATCCATCGAGTATTCAGGAAATGCTTTCATATCTGCTAATGTCTTGAAAGAATCCCTAACAAAGTTAGGGAGTTTTCCTTCATATTTTATATTTGAACCTAATTGTAATGCCATGGTTGCTTATTTTAAAAAAGTTAAACTGAAATCTGTGGCAGTATTTGGATTAGTAAACGCATACACATAATACTCAGTTCCGTCTATATCCAATGTTGATTCAAGGAGGAAATCATCATAAGGGGCATTGAAATTTGTGTCTTTCACCGCAGTTAATTTTCCAAAAACACTTGGATACGCATAAGCCATTCTTTGATTTACAGTAGTAAACAAAAGAACAGCCGCCGCACCCGTGCATACCTCTTTCTTGAGTCCTTTTATCATATCAGCAGTAATACTTCCTACTGCCGTATCTACAGGAAGTGCCCCATAATACCTGTAATAGGTCTTCTTGAAAGTAGCCGTAGTACTTCCCGTATAAGTCTTGCCTTTATAAACAACAGATACTCTATAAATTGTAGTTGTAGTTACATCAGTAAACACTTTATAACCCGTTGCCGGGTCCACTGTTTCTCCATTTACGCTAACTGAGTCAGGAACAAGAGCCTGTCCATTCTTCATAAGTTTCCAAGATACCATAACTGTCTGAGAGGTGCCCTCATCATAAGTTCCTCCTCCTGATACAGAAAGGGTAGTAGGGAATACCTTGTCATCCAACAAAGCCAGCAGTTCTTTCATAGCAAGGATTTCTGCCGTGATTACTTTATTCTGAACAGGATTTACAGAAGTCTCACTAAGAGCTTCATCTACAGTTATAGAGCCTCCTCCCTGAATCTCAATATTACCTTCACCAGTTATTTTCTGGTTATTGATAGTCTTGAAGTTATTTGTCGCAATACCTGACTTTAATTTTGACCAAATACCGTCATAAGTCAACAAAACCGCCTCATCTTCGTTAACATCTATATCTCCAAAGTTTGTGTATGTGCCTTTGCCGTTTGCAATATAGAATGCCTTCCGGTCAGGTGTACCCGGATTTGTCTTCGGTGTTGCCACGCCCATAAATATATACCCTTCTTGCAGCAGCTGTTCTATTTTGTTTATCTTCTCGTAGTCAACAGAATCCAGCCCGCCAGTTTCTCCTGTGGCAGACCATACGCCAGGTTGATCGCAACGATAAATCTGACCAGGCACAGAATCTCCAACTGTCGCCCACCAACCTACTTCCGGAAAAGGATATCGTTTTTGAAGCGACGCAAGATCATGAAATAATCCTTTATTGGGTTGCTTCACACCTCTCGCTCGAATCATGCCAGCAACAGTGAGGTCATTATTAATGACTACATCTCCCTCATGCACATCCGTTTTTCTTCCGTATGTCTCCATCGGAGTTCCCGTACCGCTCCAGATGCGATTATACTTATTCCAGCGGAACACTACGCCATTGACAGTCGCATAGTCCCCTTCGTGGCCTCCTTCCGGATGCGCCTCCCAAAGTTCCTGTAAACTATTGAAGCTACCTAGATTATTCTTATCCATCATTTAATCAATTCTGTACTGGTTTGTAATAGAGCCGTTGCCTGATCTGCGGCTCCTGTACTCAATGCCGTAAGATATGCCGCATAATACACTACAGCGGGCTTCAACTTTTCGCATATTTCAATACCCTCAACATCTGCTTCGTTAGCAACAATTTTAGGGACAGGAATATATCTTGCCCTTGTAACATAGGCCTCGCTTCCGGCAGAACAGGAATAGAACTCCAGAACCAGACCTGCTGGTTGAGAAGTAATTGCAACAACCGGACGTTCCGGATTCCCACGAATTCCTGGGAATCTGCTCCGTTGCATACGATACACCTGACTATCCTCCAAAACGGCATCAGTTACGGCATAACTCCAATCGCTCATTTTAAAGCAGACGAGCCGCATAAAATCATCCGGCAGCAATGTCCATCCACAACCATATCCCGGCTGGCTCTCCCAAGCGAGACTGCCAGCAAAAGGCTTTCCCCCATCAAGTAGATATGAAGGCGCATCAATAGTAACCATCCGTACAGCATCGACAATCTTACTTGTGATAATTTCTTCTACAGTAAGAGTATCAATGTCCCCAACGCCCTCCAACAAAGCACTGCTATTGTTCTGATCCAAGGCAATGCGGATTTCTTTCTTTAACTTGTCAAGTGTGAAAAACATCCCAGAATACGATATTATGCATTGTAAAATTTCAATTAGATGCCCTCGAATTCAACACCTTTCTCTGCCGCAACAGTTTTAATCTCGGCGATACTTTTCATTTGCGTGCGGCTGGTTCCATATTTATCTGCCATATAATCTTTAGCATCATCAACGCAAGACACCTTCACTTTTCTGAAACTCTTCGATGCTGTGTTTGAGGTGCTCTTCTTTGCAGTTTTAACTGGCTTATCAATAAAATACGGGTCAATTCTGAATAGTTTATTGAATTTCGGATGACGTTCAAGAGCCGCCTGAATATCCTTGTCGTCACTGTAAAAAACACTTCCTCCACCTGTCAAAGGTGTGAATCTGACATGTAGAGAATTGTTTGACGCCATAGTGACATTAATGCTTAACTGCGAATTTGAAATGTACTTTTTCATATCTAGTATCATTTATCTAAAAAGGGCGGGCGCATTTCCGCCCGCCCGTATTGTTAATATAAACCTATAGACTTGGACTATGCTGCATGAGCCAATCTCATTCTCGCATGGGCTTTAGCATACCTCAAGTAAAGACATGAGACCTCCTGCATAACTACAGCATTCGTGTTTCTGACTCCTGCTGTCTTCAAATCAAGAAGATTTCTTGACCAAGACACATGCACTGCTTTAGTCAAATATTCCGGATCAAGGGCAAATCCGCAATCGCTCATTCCATTAGCATCGAACAGCTCGTGATGGATTGTCAGCAACTCACCGAAGTCCGTATCCCAGGATTTGAATTTTAGATTCCAAACCTCAACTGTATCTTTAAGCCTGAACTTTTCGCTCTTAATTTTTGAGAAGGCAGCGAGCATATCCGAGCCGCAGAACAGCACTTTCTTTTTGTTACCGATACCGGTTCCGACAAAAAGGTCCTTTGCGATATCCACCAGGTTATCGTCCGTAATGGTAGTTGTTTTGGTATCATTATTATAGGTTCCGACCTCAATGTCTTTCCCTGCCATCCACCAAAGGCCACCGGTGAACCAGGTTTTCATACCATCACTTGTCGAATGAGAAATAACGTTCTTTACACCCCAGAGGTGAGTGTTTTCCTTTGCGAGCTTCATGTCATAGATTCCGTCTTCCTCCATGTCAGAGAAACTCCAGTCAACCTCTTTCTTTGCAATCCTGTCAAAAGTGGACTGCTCAATCTGGATCATAAAATTCTGACAATACTGAACCTCGGCTGTCGGTATGTTATTAAAACGCCCAGTCTGCACTTCAAGTTCAGCACAAGCCTTGCCCATTCGAACCAGTTTAGTGCCTCTCGGAATCGCCGGGACCCAAATAGCCCTTCCGGTAGAATCTTTCAAGCCGTTAACGGCATAAACGGTAGGCATTGATGTGCTGGCGTCTTTTCCACAGACTTTGAGCTGAAGATCCGGAGTATTCTCATCACTCTTATTATAAGCCGCTCCAGTGTAATCAAACTCGCCCTTCACCCCGACTACACGAATAGTGTCATCAATAGTAAACATGTTCGCATCATCAACCGGAAGAGAAACAGATTCACCAGATGTCTGTTTAGTCACTTCACCGGAAGTAGTGCATACTATAGGTCTAGTACCAACTGAATAGTATTTAACCTCGAAGCTATCAGTAGAAATTGATTTGGCATATCGGCTGATCTGATCCACCGGCGTAGCCATCGGACGAATCTTTGTAATACGCTTGTCAATTTCCTTTGAATAGAACTCAGGATCGCCATTCTCGCGGCCATCACTTTCAGTGGAGATACCTCCACTGCCATCACCAGGATTTCCTGAAGAAGTAACACCTGCATCAGGAAGTTCACTTGCTGCTGCCATCATCACACCTGACTGCGCGCCCAATGCGAAACAGAGCACAGACAGCAGCGTTGACAGGATAAATTTTCCGAACTTGTTGATTGTCTTCATATTTGATTGGTTTTAATATTGAATATATTGTTATCTATGTTGAATTCTTTTCTCTCCGCCTTTTTCCCAAATGGTTCTGGAGCCATCTCCATATCTGTCAAATGCGCCAAGAGATTTTCTGTCAGCCAGACCTGCACCACCACTGTTGCCGCCAAGTGACACTATACCATCACTCTTTTTAGGCTTTTTCAATTTTTCTTCAATCTTCGCGTTGCGACCACGGATTTCTCCTTCCTCTGAGGCATTGGTTACGTCTCTATCATGACTGATTGCCTTGCCGACCATCATCAGAGTCTCCGGAGAGAATATACCTCTCAACCCATCACTTACAATTGAGATCGTGGCCTGCATGATATCATCAATCTCTGCCTCAGTAAAGCCTTTAGCCTTAAGGTCTTCAATATTTTGCATTGACTGATCAAGGTTGACTTTATATTCTTCCTCATACTCTTTGTTCTTGGCAACTCTTTCAGCAAATGCCTTGTTCGCATCTGCAACCTCCTGCTGTCTTTCCGGATCATGCAATATTTCCTCAATATCATTTCCAAATTCCTGAATCAGGGCAATTGCCGGATCTCCACCTTTTTTCCAGTTGGACAGGAACTTTGCTGAACGAGGATCTGTCGAAAACATATCCCCAAGAGACTTTTCATCAGCTTCATAACCGGCGATTCTCTCATCTTGTGCCTTTATCTTCTTATCGTATTCATCGTAATCACCATTAATTCGACCAAAAACGGCCTCATCATCATCAAAATTATCTTCCGGATATTTTGATTTAAGACGCTGAAGAGCTAATTCTCTTTTCGAGATAACTTTCTTATTATCAGTATTTTCCATACGTAATATATATTTTATGCTTTAGTTCTTATTGCGAAAATACATCCTCTCAAGAAAAGTCAAATGTTATCTATTTACCTGCAAGGGTAAATTTGTATAGAAACTGAGCAACAGAGACAGAATGAAACACACCGGTTCATATTTCGAATACGAGAAAGAGCGCAACTGCGACTTGATGCGTGCATTCAGAACAGTAATGGCACATCGGAACGGGCGTCCCATGAAAGATGTGTATGAAAGAATTGTAGAAATGCCTTCGAAAAGATTCTGGGTCAGTGAACTGCGAGCTGCCAAAGTCGTTTCGCTGATAATTAAAGGGAATGATTTAGACAACATGCGTCCCAACAAACGCGCAATGTTTAACGAGATTCATAAAAGAGTCATGGATTTGAAAAAGACACGCCCAAACGACTCAATTTATAGCTTAACGTTCGATGTTGTCAATTCGCAAGCACCACGATTCTATCTAACGCCTAACTCCGCTCACATGATCATATTAAAAATTAAAAATCAATGGTACGAAGCAAGAGAGTGACTCAGGGTATAAGTCTATTATATTCCTTACTCGCAGTCTGTCTGTGTTTTACAAATCCTGAAATAACGGCAATATCTCTGCATCCAGGAGGCGGGATAGCAAGCCGTTTTTCTTATCCATTTTTTCACACCTCATTTCTTCATGCCATGATGAATTGCTGGTGCCTCATATCCATAGTATTCATATATGACGTATCATTGATATCCTTGATAGCAGGATATGCAACTGCAATAACATATCCTGTAGGTTTATTGTCACAACTATATTCGGAGCCTCATTTTACAATTGGTTTTTCCGGTGTCTGTTACTACTTATTGGGACGAGTTTCCTTAAATGTTAAAGAAAAAGCATATTGGCAGATTTGCATCTGCACTACAATACTTATAGGTTTCATTTTCCCACATACAATCGACGTATGGTTACACGTGTATTGCTATATGTTCGGACTAATAGGTGCATTCCTCAATAAAAAGGTTTGACATGACAAAAGAAGAAGAAAGCAGAGCCGTCGCATCAATCATAGAAGAGAACAGTAAACGCCGTTCCGGAATTGAACAGACATTCAATCCCGTTACCGGTGAAGGCTCCACATTCTTCAAATCCAGAGTAAGAATCAAGATTACTGATTTCCCTTTTTCCGAGCAGTGGATTCCAAAAGAAATGAAATCAGTACCATTGATTCAAAAACTAGTCAAGACCGGTTCCATACGGAAATTCATAACAGACTCATTGAAATCTTGTTATAGCGAAAATGAAAAGCAAAAAGTTATTGAACAAGTCGTCCGAGTAAGAATCAAATTCGATTTTCCTTTTTGGGCGGCAATTCTTGCGTACATCAAGAATAAAGGAGGAGGAGAAGATACACTTTTCAGGCTTAACAATCCTCAGAGAAAGCTCATTGAGCGATTAGAGTCAATGAGGCTTACAGGGAAACCTATCAGACTGATTCTTCTGAAAGCCAGGCAATGGGGAGGTTCTACTTGCATACAGTTGTACATGGCTTGGCTCCAACTCGTACATAAAGTAGGACTCAACTCTCTAATCGTCGCCCATCAAGGGACAGCGTCTGATGAAATCCAGGACATGTTCGACAGAATGATCAGCAGATATCCGGTGAAATATCTTCACTCGATATCCGAGAATTACAGCGAAAAGGAAATCAAATTCAAATCTGTAGGAAAAAGCGGCAATATACATCGCGTCCCGCAAAGGAAATGTAAGATAAAGATCGGCACAGCAGAACGGCCTGACTCTGCGCGTGGTGGCGATTACAACCTTGTGCACTGTTCCGAAGTCGGTCTATGGAAACGCACCGACGGAAAACGGCCTCAGGATATTGTACGCTCCGCCTGTTCCGGTGTGTTATATAGGCCATTGACAATGATTATCTATGAGTCCACGGCGAATGGCTCCGGCAATTTTTTTCACCGCGAATACGAAGCCGCAAAAACCGGCAAATCCCAATTTGACTCAATGTTCGTAGCCTGGTGGCAAATACCGCAGTACTCATTATACATATCAGATCCCAAAGAGCTTCGGGACTTCGCTGTCAAGCTATGGTCCAATCGTGAAAACACTAACGTAAACTCCGACAGAGAGGTTTCCGGACAGTACCTGTGGTATCTCTGGACTATCGGGGCATCACTTGACGCAATCAACTGGTATATCATTGAACGTGCCGCACATGATTCCGACGAAGATATGGCTTCGGAATTTCCATCAGATGACATAGAAGCGTTTTCTCATTCAGGGGCGCGTGTATTCGACAGATACAAGGTAGAAAAACTACGTTGCAGTTGTAAGCCCCCAAGATTCATTGGAGAAGTCTGCGCGAACGGAGATGATGGAAAAGAAGCATTTGCAAACATTCGATTCATTGATGACAAGCAAGGAAGGCTATGGATCTGGAGCAAGCCGGAAATTGACAGAAAAATCAAAATAGTAGACAGGTACTTGGTTGTAGTTGATATCGGAGGACGCGCAAAGAAATCAGACTGGTCTTGCATTGTAGTATTTGACAGGCTTTATCAAATGGAAGGCGGCAAGCCGTCAGTTGTAGCCCAATGGTATGGACATATAGATATGGACTTGCTCGCATGGAAAGCGGCTCAAATTGCAGCCTATTATGATAACGCCCTACTCGTTATTGAGAGCAACACTCTGGAGACGCACGATGCGGAACGGCAAGTTGACGGTGATCAGTCACTATATATACTCAACCTTGTCAAAGATGCCTATCCGAATCTATATGCCCGTCCACAAAGTGACGAAGATATAAGGAAACAGATGCCTCGGAAATACGGCTTTCATACTAATGTCAGCACAAAGCCGAAAATAGTATCAATACTTGTCAAGGTCATTCGGGAAGGTCTATATACAGAAAGAGACGGAAGATGTCTGGACGAATATCTCACATACGAGAAAAAACCTAACGGAGCCTGGGGTGCAATATTAGGTATGCATGACGACCTTCTTATGACCCGAGGCATAGGTCTTCTTATCAGTTTCACAGAAATGGAAATTCCTAGAATTATAGAAATAGAACAGCAACCGAATCACAAGTCATCGCGTTGGAATAATCCGACAGAGGCTATAATCGCTTAATAAATCAACATTATGAACATTTTTTCAAGTTTCTATGCATGGCTGATATACCGTGAAGCAGTCAGCAGAGCCGACAGGGCTCATGCCAAGAACGGAAACCGTTATTATGTGATGCCGAATGCAAGCGGCCGCGTCAAGCTCATAGTCACGGACAGGAAAAACTTCAGGCAATTACGCATGAAGCATTACATTGCCTCCAACGTCAAGATGGATGACGTGACCATGAAGTGTTTTTATTACACCCCTGACAGACGGGAGAAGAATGCAATTGACGATTTCCTGCGAGACGTAAAACTCCACATGTATTACGAGTGGTATGAAAGACGTAAAAGGCGGGACAAGAGAGAACGGACAAGAAGGCGCAACGATTTCTTCAAGCGTGTCAGTTTCAGTTCCATAGCACGTCGCAATCCAAACGACAAACGATAAGCGACTAACAATAATTAAGGCAGTTTAAGTTTTCGACCTAAACTGCCTTACTTTTATGCGTTACTTCTCATTGCTTCTGCCGTAATTGCGTCATGCAAGGTATTCACTGCACCCATATTTGCACCTTGCTGAACCTGCTTTTGCATCTGAGGCGAAAGCCCTTCAGGAATATTTCCCTTGGACAATTCCTCCTTCTGTACGTTTATGTCCTGAAGAAGATTGTCTGCGAATTGGAAATCTCCATGTTCAAGAAGCTGTTCAAGACTAATTTGTCCGGACTTCCATATCTCCATGAGGAAGTCATTAGCCAACTGGCGATATACCGGTGACGTGGTGCTTTCCATAACGCTCAGGTCAAATTCAACGTCATTGAATTTATCTGGATCATAAACCACCTCAGCTCCGCTTTTGCCGGCGATGTTCACATATCTCTTGCTATCATAGAACTGTTGAATATTCTTGACATCCTTATATGCCGCATCTATCACAAAGGAGCTGAACCTTTCAAGAAGGTCCAACAATGAAGTTGTAGAATTCTGTGTCTGTTGCGCATAGAGACTGGCGCTCATCCCAGAATATCCCGGTTTGCCCTGGAGAGCACCATTTACGCCACTGATGTCTTCAAAGAACTTCAGTTGTAAATTCAGCAGCTCTGATATTCCTATATTCGTGCTATTGGCCGCAACTTGTTTCGGCAAAGTCCCGGATGGGTTATTCTTGGTTTTCACCACGATCACGCCATTAAACCTATGCCATTCTTCTGCCACATCCTCAATGCTCCAGTCGTCAGGCATACACTCTTCCGGAAAGATCAGCACACCTTTCGCGCTTGCACGCATAATCCAATCGTACATTGTAATAAGCCTGTTGACATATCTCTGTTGGTCAATGAAGTCAGAAACGAAGCTATGAATCTCTCCGTCAATGAAAGGGTATGCCTTGAACACGTATGGATGACTGCCGTGCTTATAAGGGGTCTCGCCCTCTTGCAGTATATCACCAAACGGCGTGAGATAGTAATAATACCAATAGTTGTCGACACACCATTCGGCGTCAATAACCGCTACATCATCTGCTGGAATTCCGTTTAACGTTCCTCTGGCAATCCTCTTGGCATTTTCTTCCAGAACAAGCTCGTGATAATCCTCTACGTCAACCATGAAGATAGTTCCTGTACTGTAATCATGGCAACGGTATCGAGGCTTGCTTTCACGACGCCAGACTTCAATAACACGACATCTGGTAATATCCTGCGGGACAAGAAAATCAATATTCGCCCTACGATAATAACCGAACTCATTACAGAATGTCGCAACATATCCTTTATTTCTGGCATGAGCAGAAGAATAAATTTCAGCAAGACGCTGGTAGTCCTGTTTAGAATGAGCAAACTGCCCTACCAGTGTGTTGAAATCAATATCATGAATCTCTCCGATGAAGTTTACGTCCCATCCTCGTATATCACGCGAATATGCATCCATAAAGAACATGTCAGGAGAAACGACACGAGTCCAACAGTCTAGACCTTTATCAGAATTCCATCCGAAGCTTTTATGATGGACGGCCAGACCGCTGATAAGGAATTCCTCAAGTGTTTCAGGATAGACCTCATTCATACGATTCCGCTGCATGTTGCATTGAAGCACCGTACTCATCGTCTCGCCTAGTTTCTGTTCATCTCGATCCCTCGCCGTACATGTCGGTTCTTTGGATTGACTCCGGTACACACCAAGGACATTTCTTACAAGTCGTCTTATAAGATTGTTCTTCAAAGGGACTTGTCCTTCGCTTTTGATGTATTTCTCCTCCGTCATATCCTCCCCGTCAACCGTAATTATGTCGTTCCATTGGTCTCCGTAAGTATATCGTTTACACCTTTCTCTATCCTTACGGAAACGAGCCATGTTATCATAATGTTGCTGCGCTTCCAGAACAATATCGAAAGCGCGCTTGCTGTCGCCAAAACTTTTAGAGAAGGCGACAGTATCCATTTCATTTTCTTTCCGCGGTTTTACGCGGCTCATCCGTCTAATACTTTCTTCAGACATTGTAATATAGCATTGGTTACACGAGCAGTTCGCTCATCAGCAAAAATACTTGTTAATGAGCGAACTGAACGTATATCAATTTATCTACTAATCTTCTTTCAGTTCCTCCAACATCTGCTGTTTCAATTTCCGAAGCATCTCCTGCAAGTATTCCGCATCCATCACATCTCCATTGAGTTCTTCCGTTTTCTTCAGCGCCGTCCTCAATTTCGCGATAGACGATGCATATCCTTTCATCTTCGAATACTTCTTGAATTCAGGAGTATTCATGAAATCAGATAGTTTATCAGCATATTCCATCGAGCCCATCCTTGCCTTTCTCTTATATCCCGAAATCGTATGTTCTGTTTCTCGGAATTCTTCCATTGCTTTAACATACTCACGATTCAATTGACTACCGGAGACTCTCTCATCGTCTGATTCTTGAACGAACGTGCTTACGATAGGCACATTGCGGATATCGCGCATTTCCGGATTCCATATCATCGAAATAGTTTTGGCCGTCTTGTTAATGGTCTTTCCGACACCGCCCAGATAACTCTCAAACAAATGTTCAATGACGGCAGGATTGTTAACAGGATCAATCCATCCTCTCTTGACATCGTCTCCTCCGGTTACTTCATTCAGCCATTTAGATGCATTGATAAGCATTGAACTCGTCCCCTTGTATGCCTTCGTCCAGGCTGGATCCAAACGATTATAGTCATTGCGTCTATAAATTGGTTTTCCAAAGTAATCAGAGTTTGCTACCAATTGCGCAAACGGCTGAGCGACAGTCGGAGTCAAACTTACGGCAAGATTATTTCCATTGCCCATAAAATCAACAGGGAGAAGATCCATAAAACTACCGCCTACACTCCTTAATCCTTCGAGGACATCTTCTTTTCCCATCAACACAGACATTGCCACCTCTCCAAGAGCGTAGAACGGACGTAATTCTTGGGATATCGGTATAATCAGGAACTTATCGTCACTCCATGGGACATAGAAAACAAAATTATTTCTACGAACCCACTCAGGCAAATCCCAATAGGCATCGTCATCACCACCGAATGCCGATATAATAGCTTGTGCCAGAAGTGGAGCAAGAAATCCTGCGGCAGAGAAAGTACTAAGAGCCACGGCAGATTTAACCGGATGCTCGTAGAAAATCTTTCCTGCGTTTGCAAGAGCCTGTATAGCCGCATTAAAGAAGATATAGGCAAAGTTCATAACTCGTGCACCAAAACCGCCACTACCTTTTCTATTGAAGTTTACCGTAATCTCTTTAGCATCACTGATACTCCTCTCCACACTACGTCCCATCTGTCGAGATGTCATGTACACCGAAAACCTTGTTGCATCCTCGGCACACCTATTCATGAACTCAACACCATCCCAGATTCCGTTCCACACTTTTGAAGAAACTTTCATCACTTGTCCTTGCGTCATCTCTTTCGCAAACCTGTTAAGGTCTCGCTTGAAATCATCGACGGTATTGAGTTGTGTGAAACCTGTTTCTCCGCCATTGCGTATGAACTCTCCGAAATATCTGTCAATATCTTTGGAGTCATCAAGTCGGCCTGTCTCGAATCTGTGCACCAGGCCAATCAATTGCCCTTTCGCCAATGCCCTGGCAATATTCTTCGTATATAGAGCAGTATATTTTGAATCCTCTTTTGCAAACACAGCAGTACCCGCAAATATCACATCACGACTGAGGTTTGAAATAATGAAGGCTGGATTTTGGGAAGTGAACATCCTGGCCATAAAGTTCTTAATAACACGAGCCTTACGGATAAGCCAGCTGTCCACAGCATCAGGATTGGTCATGCCATTGACAGCCTGAGCAGCACGCGGATTTCCATTGAGATATATGCAATACTCTATGCCGCCGCGCTTAACTTTGACGACATGTTCTTGTCCCTCATATGCCGTAATGTGTTTACCGGTATCGAGTTTTCCACGAGATATGCGAGCCGTCCCATTCTTTTCCGCAGCCTTCATGTCAGTCTCAAACTGGGAAACTATATCAGCAACTTCTTCTGGCGTCGCGTCTACAGGTATGACAGGATTCCTCGTAATCCATTCGCCAGTTACCGGGTCCTGGACCTCCCACTGACGATTCACAGTGAGCAAACCTGTCTTATGGTTCAACGCAAGATTCAACAGTTTCTGCTTCATCATATTTCTGTTACCTTGAATGATTGCGCTCTGTCCCATATATGCGATAGTTGCTATCGGATCATCGGAAATGGTGGTTCTTCCAGTAGCCGCCTTCACTATGGATGACGTCTTCAGTCTCGCATCGCTCAGATAGTCGTACACCGCCGAAGCCGTATTCTCACTCCATCCCCGCAACGGGATATAGTATCTGAACATGGAACGGACCATCTCATAGTTGTCATTCGTGAGCATTCCCGTTATATATGACGTCCGTAGGGCGTCCTTCGTAGCATCATTTATCTTTTCCCACAGGACATCCGTATCATGGTCCATTTCGAACTTCCGGACGATATCCTCAGCGCGCGAGGTGATCTCGTCGATTCTAGGCGCAACGGTGTCAGTCTCCCTTCTGGTGAGTTCTGTAAGACCTGAGTAGTCCCGTCTGACTGATCCGTCCCAGACGCCTCCATCTTTCTCGGCATCCCTCTTTGAGAAGACCTCGTTTCGCTCGAGTCCGTGTTTCGCCATGAGGTAGCGGACAATGTCTCCATATTCCGCTCCCTCTTTCTGGAGGCCACGGACAGCGTCCTTTATAGGATTAAAGAACTTGTTCAGATAGATGTCTGTCTGAGCCTTATTCTTAGAACTCATTGCATTCTCAGCCAGATAAGCATTCTCGAAGTCTTCTACAGGCTTTCCGGTTTCTTCCGCAACCGCATCCTGCAAGTATTTCAGAGACTGCATACTGTCCACATAGGCCTCCTTCAGACGGCGCATAAGATTTGCGGTATCAGTCTTTTGCCCTTTCCTGTCCACTATGCGAGTCTTCTCTTCGTAGATATCACGTGCCAAGCTTTTACGGCTTCCATTACTAGAATTCCGGAAGCGGAGTCTTGAGGATTCTTCGGGGACCTCATTCCTGAAGTTTCCGACCTTCATTGACTGTTGCATGGATATATCTTCGGCTTTGGCAAGAATGCCGCGCGAGGTCCGCATTTGATATGTCCGCCACAACATATAACGCAGTTCGTTGTCACCGATATTGACGCCCAGGGCAATCTTTGCCCTGCTCAACATATCGCGGAAGAAGTCTTTTATCTTCTCGAACAATGTACGATTCTCACGCCCGGCAAAACCATTCTCCGCCAAGCCCGCAATATACTCTTCAGTCGCAAGCCTGAAATCCCAATGGTTACGTCTTGCGAGACTGACGATTTCCAATCTGGTAGCCTTCGTAGCAGCCGCATACACTTTATCCAGGAAGTCATCGAATCTGTCATCTCCCACGAGTTCACGCAAGCCCTTGTGTCCCACAGCCTCGTGCAGGATTGTAGCCTGGATATCTTCAATGCCGGTTGCATTCGGAAGGACGACGACGATTTCTCCGGTTCCGGTATTGAACCAGCCCTTGGATTTCCTTTGGTTCTCCTGAACCTTCTTGTTCTGATTCTCAATCTCATTAACATCCCGTACGATTCGCACCTTCTCACCGAGGCTTTCCGCCAGTTTAATTGCGGCTGCTTCGATATCCTGAGAAGTGCGGCTGCCATTTCCAGTCTCATCGTGTTTATATCTGATGTCAGAATTCCCATTCTCAAACCTTCTGCTCAATGGAATTACATGTCCGTTGTCATCATATACAACTGGTTCGGCCGAATAAATCTGGTCGGCACTCACCGGTATGTAGTCAGTGACTGAACCATCGTAATTGCCTACACCGTCAGCCTCAATTCCGTCTCCATACTCATCAACATTTGAGATTATGGCTCCGTCATATTTTCCATTGCTTTCCCGTGCCTGTCTTGCAAATGTCCTTGTGGAAACATCGTTCCCTTTCGAATCTTTAGCGTAGTCTGAATTCTGGCCTCTGAAATCCTGTTCCAACGGACTCTCGATATCTAGGAATACTTTATAGACATAACCGTCTGTTCCGGCATAGTATTCGGCGAAGCCTTCATCGTCAGTGAAATGGCCATCACGAATCGAATTGTACGGGAACTGCCTTCCGTCTTCAGACACAGCCACGCCATGATATACGACGTTCTTTACCTTACTACCTGGGAATGCTTTCCTGAATGCAGCCTCCACCATTCTGCCGGCCTTGTGCATGTCTCCGGATTCAATTGCGGACATATATTCGGCGTCCATCTGTCCGGAATCTCTGTATCGGATATCCTCCTGCCCGACGTCAAACGTTCCGACATTGTCAGTTGCGGACTTGATCTGATTCGGCTCAAATGCTACGTACTGATTAGCAGCGCCTTTCTGTCCGCTTTCAACTATACCTGTAAAGACTACGCCATCACGCCCCATCCGCTTTGCATTCTGCAGGACCGGAGTCATTGGAAACACGCCTTCTCCATTATGGAAATAATCTCGTTCGACTTCATCGACTAACGGTGATTCTATATTCAGGAACACTTGCTCATTGTTCCCGAACTCTATACCGATTGAGGACAACTCTTCCTCGACCTCTTCCATGTCGCTGAAATAACCTCCCTCAATCTTACGTTCAATTGAATCCTGAATATATTCCCTCTTAGCTTCCTCCTCAGAGACACCATCAAGAAGGAATCCGCGAATTTCAAGATAGTCTCTATCGTTAGGAGAGTCTGTCTCATCCGCGTAGTCCAAATAGTCAGGGCTGTCATTCCTATACACCTCATACGCATCATTCAACTCATTTTCGGACATATTCAGAAGCCTGTCCTTCACCAGTTGTTCCACATCGCTTACAGGAAGGCTTTCAAGTGAATATCTGGAGAACAGTTCCGCAAGTTCCTTATTGTCGGTAAAGAAGAAGCCTTCTTTCGCCGAATCGGCACCTGTAGACTGTCCCAATTTAGTCTTGTCGAACCTGAAGAACCTATAAGGCGAACCATGATACACCACCTTAGGCTCTCCGTTCTCATCCACAATCTTGGACGAATTTGTTTTGGCAGTTGAAGGAGATTCCTCCACGGCCTTCTCCCAGTCGCCAAACCACTTTTTGAATGCGCGAGTACGGACTTGGGCCCACTGTCGTTCATTAAGGTTTGTCGGCTTTCCGTTTGGCGCCTTCATATACGTGCCGTTTTCTTTAGCCTCTCTGACAATGCGGTCAATCTCCGGTTCCTCCTCATAATGAGAATCCCCATTCAACGCGTCATTGAGAATAATCTGATCCTGTCGTGACACATCTTCAGTCTCCAATGCAAGAGTGCGACGCCTTTCTTCAGGTGTCATGCCGAGCCTCGCTGAAACATTTCTAGCCTCGACTTCTCCGGCGATGCGCATGTATTCAACATATGAATTGAAGTCTGAACGGGTGGATTCATCCAGATGGAAACGCTTGATGGCTTCATCCATGCTTCTGTCTGCATAACCACGCGCAAAATAATTTGCACCTTTGATACGGATCTCCTTGTCAGGCAAAAGGTCTTCCATTCCCAGCTCCTTATATTCCTTTCCAAGAGCGTTCTCCACTTCTGTCAGATTATACTCCCCGCCTAGTTCCTTTGCCGTCTCCTCCAGTTCATGAGCATAAGCGCGAGCTCTCCACTCGGTCTTGGCTGCATCGAACTCCTTTTCGACATGCTCTGGAGTCCCACCAGTAGCGAATCCCTCGATGTGCTGAATCGCATGCTGAATCTCATGATTGAGTATAGAATTAAGATACTTCAATCTGTATGCGTGGATTGTAATCCTATTCGAATTTGCGTTAAAATCTCCGTTTGAAGGCATGTCATTCACTATAGAATCAGTCTCAATATGGATATCCTTCAGCTGGGGATAGGCCTTGAATAGCTCCGGAGCTTCTATGACATTGCCCAGGCGGCCGCTGTTCCATAGCATGTCTTCCTCGAACCTCTTTTTGGAGATTCCTTTGCCAAGATCTATAGTGTCTTTTATATTCGCATCAGAAATCTCATATCTCCACTTGCCGTCAGCACCTCTCTCCCAGCCGGTGGCGAGTTTTATAGTCTTTGCGTCCTTGTCCGCATCCTCCATCTGCCGTGCAATCGAAAGATTGTCCAGACGTATTGTAGCCTCCTCGACCTTGTCCATATGCGCTGCGCCTTTCTCGCCGATGAACTGGAACTCAGGCTTTCTCTCCTTATCGCTTGGATTTTCGAACTCTTTCACTATATTTGCAGCAGACAAAAGTTCTGCGTTATCTGAGGCTTCCGCAATTGGTGCGGAGAGGTGCAGGTAATTCAGGGCTTTTTCTTTATCTACAAACTTCATCTTACCATCATTGATCCAGCCAAGAACCCCCTTGCTGTTCTTACCGAATGCGCTGCTGACGATATTAAAGTCGACTTCCGTGCCTCTGCCAAGATCGATGGAAACAAGGACGTTTCCGTTATCCGTTTTCAGTTCTGTCAGGATTGAGCGGTTCCCCTCCCGTCCAAGATTATCGAACACGGCTATCGGGTGCGCGATTGCCTTAGGCAAGTCTCTCAGTGCTGTAGCTTGAAAACCATGTTTCCTTATCTTCTTTGCAACTTTGCTTCCGTGCAAGCGTATAGGCTTATTCTCGATACCAGCCGAAAGCAGTACGGAAGAAGGCCTTCCAAGATTGAAATTATATCTGTCAGCCGTTTCAATAGTAAATGTTTCAAGCTGCTCATTGAACTTATCATTGGTCTTCTTCAATTCGGATTCCTCACGAGCGTTGACAAGCGGATTTACGCCCTTTGCCAAGTCAGAAAGCACCATGTTCTGGATATCGTCCACTGACACCCTTGAAGCCTCCTCCTTAGTCCATGGAGCAAATGAATCCCTTACCCAAGTCCAGAACTTTTTCAGCCAGTCCTTGAAGTCCTCGATGAGCGAGATCCTGTTTGCCGTACCGATGATGTCGCCACGCACCATTGCCTTTTTGGCCAGCTCTGTAAGTTTGTCTGCGCCTCTGTCACCGACAAGACGGGAAAGACATTCACTCGCTATCGCATCGTCTCCAGAAAGCTCCGCATAATTCGGATCCGTTTTGACTTCCTCCCATATAGGCAGCTGCTTCATCAGTTCAACGCCTCTTTTGTAAAGTTCCGGGTTTGCGTCTTTCAATGCGGAGAACCACAAGTGGGTGTATTCGTGGATTGGAGTGTTCGGATTCAGACGCTCTCGATTGAGATAAATCTTTCCTCCCACTGTTGCACCATATACCGTTCCGTCAGGCTCACGCAGGAATTCGACAGATTCTTTAGCATTGACTTCCTCGCGCTGTGCAAGACCAGTGGTGTCCTTGTATTCTCCACTATAGAGAGACTGCTTGATAGACTTCAAAATCTCCACAAGCGGCTTGCCCTCCGCTTTGTTCAGCGCCTTGTCAGGATAGAAGAACTCGACGATATGCGCATATCCATCATTCGTCATGCCCTCATTCGGCTTTCTGGAGATCACGATGCTGATGCCGTTGGATTCCCCGGCGTTGTCGAAGTTGGATACGGTAGCATTATGGTTGCTCACACGTATAGTGACCACCTGCCCGTTCTTTGTTTCGAACGTCGCATACTGGCTACTCTTGTCTTTATCTGAAGAACCTAGTGCTGAAGCCAGGTCACCCAAGAAAGTCTTGGTCCCCTTATCTCCAACATTCTGATAATCAGCTATTGCTTTGTCAAGATTATTGAGTATATTTGCCCCGTCAATGCTTGATATGACAGTGCCTTTGAAAGAAGATTCGTCTTCCGGTAGCGCGGTATCAAGCATTGTTGCATTTATCGCCATTTCTCTCATCGCCTGATCCGACAGTAACTCCACAGGGATTCCAGCATTTGACAGCATCTGAGATACGGCTTCATACGCAAGTCGATTCTCCGGCGAATTGTCAGAGAGAATTTTGTCAACCATCTGGAACAACGCAACATTTCCTGTCGTTTCATCGGTACGTTCCTGCACCACGCCAAAGATATTACGGACATCCTTTCCGAGAGTTTCCAGTTCAGCACGAGTCGGATACGAGAACCCTTTCAATGCCATAGGCGTTTTCCTAAACTCTTCGAATGTCATCATCTCGCCTTCAGGCTTCAGCTTCTGGATAGCTTTATAGAAGACATATCCCATTCTGGCATAACTGTCTTCCGAATCATTACGGCCTGCGAGGAAGTTGTTGAGTTCTCCACGTTTAGCCATCTCATCAGCAATCCATTCCGCAAACAAACGGGCGGTTTCCTCGACTCGTGTTCCCCAATAGCCTGAGCCTCTATCCATTGACCTTGTATGATAATCGGACTTTTCAACGTCATCGACAAGATCATTGAAAGCCTTTCTCATCTCTTCGCGCATAGGAAGTCTCTTGTCGGAAGTGACATAGCCCAACTTCACATTTGCGGCGCGACTGAAATAGTTGTCCAGGGCGTGCCACCATTCGTGTGCAAGTGAGCCTGCCCCTCTTGTCTTGGTAAGGTTGATGACCACTGCGCCCGGCTCATAGTGTGCGGACGCTGCGCCACTTCCTCTCGAACCGAAGGCAACGCCAAGCTCTCCATTCAAGCTCATGGCTTTAGGAGACACGCCAATGATCTTAGACATGTCCATGAAAGAATCGTAGGCATTGTTCAGCGCAGCCTGTCTGTCTGCCTGATTTGCCCAGTTTCCGAACTGTACGCCTCTAAATCCGAATTTGTTGGCAAACTCCTCGGCGGTGACATCCTTCCCGTTCCTGTAGTCTTCGCCATTGCGGGTCTCATTGTCTCCGGAGAAGTACACAAAATTGCTTCTCTGTCTCACAACGTCCTTTACGAGGCTCGCCCACCTTTCCTTGTTTGCATCTATCTGCTTCTGGGCTTCCTCGCGACTATTCAGACGCTCGGCAAGGAAGAACGGCATTGTATTGAACGCTGTCTTCTTCGGCCCATACTTGTCATCCAGTGCAACACCATAATACCAATGATACTTTCCATCGGAGCCCTTGTCGTAATAGTGGGTTATGTGGAAATATGACTTCTCCACACTTTCACCACTCTTCTTGGTCGCTGCCGCAATCGCTTCGTTTGCAAGGCGGTTCAATTCCTCATGCTCTGCTTCCGGAGCAGCAATAGCATCCTCTTTAGAGCCATACTCCTTCTCCAAAGGAATAAACTCTCTTGTGATAGGATGTGCAAAGCTAATTTGGTATTTCTCATATCCGACTGTTTCCCTCTTCTCCAGCGGCTCGGAGCATTCAAGCCCCTTGGCCTTCAATTCCTCAATTCGTTTAAGGGCAGCTTCTCTCGTAGGGAATATTTCATCCTCGGCAAATCGATTGCCCCTCGTTATTGCCGTGGTGAGGTTCTTTGCCGCAAGGACCCGATATCCTGTTGTCTCCACCTTCGGATTGATTCCTCTAATTTTGAAGTTCTCAATAGGATGGTCTGCCGTTTCATCGGCATTTGCAACTTTAATAAGGTAAACCAGTTCATCCACGACATCCTCGAATGACTTCAGACTGCGGGAAGGATAAATCCAGTCTTCTCCATTGACACCACGCAGGCTGTAAGAGTCAAACGTGCTGCTGCATACGATTCTACCTACCGGAATCTTTGTATTCTGACCGGCCGGATAGCCGAGCCTGTCAAAGACCTCGTTATACAACGCAATGAGGTTGAGAGGATAACTTGTGCCGTTAAACTCCCTGTGATTCAATTCTCCAATCCTCTGCTGCTGGGCTTTCGCTTCATCTACGCCTACATATTTGTCAGCAACAGCCGCCTCTATTACCTTGTCTCTTACACGCTCGTCAGCATCGAATAGTTCCTGGAGTATCTTTATGCCCGTATAAGCCTTTTCGGCCCATTTCTCCACGTTTGTCTTCTCGCCCCAACGCTGTCTCCTTCTTTCGTCCTTTGTCCCTGCCACAGGCTTTTTAGTGGAAAGGAATGCCGCAATGGCTGCCTGGGCGAATCGTGCGTCCTTGTCGCGAAGAGCGCCTTCTTCAACCGCCTTACTGAGATTCGGCTTCTTGAAGGCTTTTGAGAATGGCAGGGATATCAGGCTTTCAAGCGAAGTGTTTTGAACTGACTTGGCAAGGTCACGCAGCATATCCTTTCGAGCACCAGAAATCTGTTCACCATAGTCCTCAATCTTCCCTGATTTATTCTTCTTTATCTCCGAAGTTGTTGAAGATCCTTTTTGTGTTGAATGTTCTGATTTTTCTCTATCATACTCTTCCGACTTCTTCATATAGCCCTGAAGGTCGCCGGTTTCCTCTTTTCTTATAGGATTGATATCGACCTTAATCCCATTAATCGAAAGCGCATCCTCTTCACCGTTAAGCGCATTGAACATGTCGTCTTCCCTGATATCTCCACGATACTCGACTACAACATCCAGATCCGAGTCTGGTCTAGCGTCATGACGATTCCTGGAGCCATGGATATCCATGCCGATTATTTCTGCGTGAATATCATTGTCCCTCATCACATCGTTGATATGATCTGCCACAATGCCTTTAATCTCATCACGCGAATATCCTTCAATCCCTTGAACAGGTTTCTCCTTCTGAGGCTTAGCAGCTTTCACGCTTGCATATTCAGAAAACGGCTTTGTCTTTCGCGTGGAAGAGTCAATCCATTTCTTGAACTCTTCCTTGGTCACCTCAGTAATCTTGCCGAGACCCTTCCAGCCCTTTTCGTAATTCGAAAGATAAGCGTCCCTGGCCTCCTGCTCAGAAGAGAAACCATACATCACCTTGGACTCGTCAAATTTTCCGGTTTTTGGGTCTAACTGGTCGATTACGTATACGTTACCATGTTCAGGATCATCTGAAAGGAATATATCAATGTGGTCGTTATCCACGGCCTTCGTGCCACGGATATAACCATAGTCATTGTGCATTTCTGATTGCCATTCCTTGCCGTCAGCATCTCTTCCTTTGCGTATACTTCCCTTAGGATTCTCGATGGTGACATCCATTCCGTCAATCTTGACATGCCCCATGCGATAGTTGCCCGCTTCTTTCTGAGCATCGCTTGGGTTTGTATTGACCTTGCTTCCTTCCTCTGCGATTTTTTCTCTTACTTCACCGCTTCCGCTTTCGTTTTCAGTTCCTCCTGTATTATCGGCAGGTTGCTCTCCACCCTCAACTCGTTCTCCTGCTGCAGGAGTTCCTGTGCTTCCTTGTTCCCTTTCTTGGCTTGCTGTACTATCGCCAGCCAATACATTGCTTCGCTGCTGTCCATCATATTCAAAATTTAATGTTTCTAAAATAGCCTGTGCGAGTGTTCTCGGAGTGTTGTCCGGCTTCTCGAACAGAGTTTCTTCCTGGGTGCCTTGGATGAGGTCATACAGGTGGTTGAATGTAGATTGTATCAGGCTCTGACTTTCGCCTTTATACATTGTCGCCAAATGTAGTGCAAAATTACTGAATTTCTCGGCAGGCAGATAGCTTTCTCCGGTAACATCGTCCATTACATACTGCATTTTCCACGATTCAACGGCTAAACGAGCTTCTTTCCAATTCTTGGCGTTGGCAAAGTCTTCGCCCTGCGACAATGCGTTGTACGCTCTGATAGAATTCTGAATTTCCTTTACCATTCGCTCTGTGTTCGGACTTTCATTGTCTCTGAATGCGGTGGCAAGGATAGCACGCTGAGCTTTGGCCGGCATAGCATTGAACATTTCTTCAAGACGGATGTTGCCACCTGTGAATATGCTCTGATACATTATGCCTTTCAAATCGTTCTTCGCTTCAGCTGTGATACTTCCCTTACTGTCAAATGCGCTCTTGTACTGCGTAGGAGTGATGAAACCTCGCCTGTTCATCCACGCCAATACTTCATCGCCATTCCTGTCCACAAGTCCTGCAAAAGAGGTCTCATCATCAGAAGAAGCGAGAAGCATATCGGCGAATGTGCGCATATCGGCTCCCATTTTCTGCACGGCATTCTTTGGCTTGATACGCTCTGTGCCTCCGCTTTCGGTGTCCTGCGCAACAAACTGACCGAGGGTAATGGCGGTTGCGTCGTCCACATCAAGCATATTGACGAGTACAGGATGATTCATTGCTGAAATCTCATCGGCATTCAGACCGAAGTCCGCTGCGTGGTCCATAAGGTACTGCTTGTAAATGGCAGACTGCTCTTTATCGCCCTCCCATATCAAACGGAGCGCATCACTACGGTTGTTGCCCTGTATGACTTCGCCACGGACATTTGTGGTAGGCGCACCGGTATATGCCGTAATTGAGGATGTAATTTCTTCGGGACGGATGTTCCTGGCAATCTTACGGGCAGACAATACACTCGCATCGTCAGTCCTCTCTTTCGGCTGCGATTCATCAATGAAGTGTGCAGGATTTCTCGTGCCTTGGATGTGGCTCGGCTGCAAGGTCTCCGCTTCAATGACAGCGACACGACCGGGAACAATGACATCATCGCTGAATTTCACGGCTATATCGTTGCCCTGCAGGTGTGGTATAGGTTCTTGTCTATCCACCTTATGACCGCTTACTCTCCTGTAACCTCTTGCCCGTGCGTCCTGCGGTGTATCATCGGAAATGTCCGGCACACCGTTCAAGGCTTCACGCTTGATGCGCTCTGCTTCCTCGCGCTCTGCACGGAGTTTTTCTTCCTCTGCCTTGCGTATGGCTGCCTGTTCCTCTGCGATCCGTCTCTTTTCGGACTCCTCTGCATCTTTCCTGCGCCTTGCGGTCTGAGCAATCTGCTTCCACACGGCAAGATTAGCCTTTGCTTCTTCAATGGCTGCCTTACGCTCTTTCTCAGATGCAATCTTCTCCGCAATGGTCGCCCCTCCTTTGGATTTGGCTTTCTCTACCTTTTTCAACGCTGTTTCCTTGTCGGCAACCATTCCGTCCGTTACGGTCTGCGCCATTGCTTCATCGCCATCTGTCTGTTCAACTATGGCATCCCAAGCGAGCTCGGGAGTTTCAGCCTGCTCATAGATAGGATTTCCCTGCTCATCTTTAGGAATACGCTCGAAAGCAGACACCTGCGGTTGCTCCGGTTGTTTGATTTCGACAGGATTCTGTTCGATTTCAGGTGCTTCTTGTTCCTCCACGGACTGAACAAGTTGAGCCTGCATATTCGACAGATCCTCCGGAGAAAGGTACGATACGGATTCGATGCTGCCGTCATTCTCGATTGCTATCTCATATTTCCCATCATCCGTAAGTTCCGACTCTACAATTCCATGCTTGACGGAACCAGACCCGACATCATTAAATGAAATCCGGTCGTTAATTTTGAAAGGATTCTCAGGAGTCCGTCCTGTACTGTCTTCCTCGTATTGACGAGCGTCAACATCCAACTTCTGTTGCTCATATTGTTGCAGTCTTGCCATATTCGTGGCTTCAGCCATATTTTCAATCTGCTCCTTAGACATTTGAGAAATACGAGGGAGGCCGGTATTGGCATCAATATCTTCATTAAGTATAACATTGATTGTCCCATCTCCATTATCGACAACGCCCTGTTCGTCTGCTGCAATCTGAACCGTGAATGACTGTCCCTGCTCATTCGTCAAAGTATATACATCTCCAGGATTAAACTGGAGCACACCATCAATAATGTCTGCTTTCTGCTGTCCAATTTGTCCACGAATCTGCGACTCCGCCGCTTTCTTTTCTGATTCAGGATCTATTTCAGCGTCCTCTCCTACAATTTGAGACGGAGAAACGGATTCAATTTTTCCAGTCTTGTCATCACGAATGATTATATAGTCCTCCGAATTATGGATGTCAACCATTGTTCCATCAGGCGTGAGCCTGACTATACCGGAAATAATATGAACAGCTCTGTCATCAACTAGTCTGGCCGGTTGCAGTTTTCCAGTATCACTGTTCGTGCTGGCATCAATGGCTGCATTTACGGATGAGATTCTATTGTCAATATCATCTCTGACTCTGTCAATGACGCCATCGAACGTCGCTTCTGCATTCAAATAATCCAATGCGACAGACTTCTGTTCTTCCGTAAGTTTCCCCATCTCATTCCCAAGCATCAACGTTTCAATGTCGATGCTTGACATACCCAACGCCTGCTGAAGCCTTGCTTGCTGATATTCAAACATTATTTTCGCATCATGAACTTCCTGCGGTGTCGCTAAGGTATATCCATTTTCATAAGAAGACTCCAAATCCGTCATTTCAGGGCTTGATAATTCCCTATGCTTTTCATCTCCTTTTAACGTACCTTCATAAATCTTGATACTCTTTGCATAATCCAGAATAGCCTTTTCTCTTTCAGGATTCCTTTCCCCGATGATCACCTCCGACAGGACCGATGACATTCCTTCATCGCCGGCCTCCGCAAGCCTGTCCTCTATATCCTGCCATGCCTGATCGCCGAATTTCTTTTTCGCCTCATCCCTCGCTTTCTCCATTTCTTTCCTTGCTCTGTACTTTGGCGTTCGCCATGCAGCCGTACGAATTGTACTGAAGACTCCGCCCATCAACGCCACTCCAAGAAAAGTATCAATATTCTGGTCCAGGTTGAAAACTCCCGTATCGTCCGATGAATCCAACGTGCTATCTCCAACGAGAATGGCATTCTCGATATTGCCTACTACTTCTTCTGCATATTCTCCGATGGTTCCGTGCCACTTCGTGCGCTTCTGGAAATCCGCTATGAGTTTGGCGGCGTCAGTCGCACTGACATCGTCAACGAAATCCACGACATTCTTCAGGCCGAACTTCTCCATGCCCTTCCTGCCGAGCTTGGAGACGATTCCGAGAGCCGGAGCGAAGTATTCGCCCAGCATCTCGGAATGGTTCTCTATTGCAGTTGACGTGAATGCCTTTGCAATCGATTTCCCGAGGCTTTCTGGGGCATGGCCTGCAAATATGGTCTGCCCCTGTCCGTCCATATCAGTCTCGATGTCACCGACATGCCTGTCGATGGCGTCACCGGACACACGGACAGCGCCGGATGTCCCTGCCATGACAGCGGAACCGGCTATGTCACCCAAGGCGCGTCCTGCAGCCCCTGCAGCCTTTGTCGCGAACTTCTGGGCTGCTCTGGTCGCTCCTTTCTTCGCAAACCTCGACAGCGCATATCTGGCCAGCATGCTCTGTGTGGACTCTCCAAGCGTGGAAGCCGGGTTGACCGCCATCTCCAACATGAACGGCAGGCTCTGTGCCGTCACGGCTCCCGCCTTGTATCCCCTGCCTATGTATGAACCGAAGTAGGCATTCGTGGCGAGTTCCACCGACTTCGCGTCCAGTAGCATCTGCTCGGATTCCGAAAGCGGCTTTCCCTCATCGTACTTTCTGAGGGCCTTAAGCAGTTCGATGCTGTTCTTCGTGTCTGACACTCCCATGTCCCACGTGTTGACGTCAAACAGCTTGTCTCCGAAGCCGCGTGCTACGCCTTTGAAAAAGCCGGGGAATTTGCCTTCCTGGACACTCTTGTCTGCCTCGGCTATAATCTCTTCGGCATTGCTCATCGCCTTCTTTGCAGCCTCCAGTTTGGATATTTCGCTCTGGAGTTCGCTGTTCGCGCCCTGAAGTGTCCTCTGCTGGGCATCGGACATGCCTCCGGACCCGCCTTCAGGATTATGGCCGGACGCGGCAATGGCATGTGCAAGTGTCGACAGGAATCCACCTTTGCGTGCGTCTTCCTGTTCCTTCATATATATGTCACGGGATTTCGTCTGCGCCTCATCCAGTCGTGAGTTGATGTCCCTGCTGAGGTTGGCTACCTGCTGCCTGTTGGCATTCTCCAGATATGACCTCACATCACCAGAAGGAGCCGCGGTCCCATCATCAGACGGTTCCTGGCCTTCAGGTCTCTGCGGAATGGGCACATCAACAGGTTCAGGCTTTTCCACGGTCGCACGGCTGTGGCCGTTCCCCATCTGTACCTCCCAGTTCCTGTTTTCCATGGCCGGATTCGGCATGACAGGCCCCGGCTGTTCCACTGAGTCAATCTTCTCGGCACTAGGAGCGGAAGGAGCTGCCGGAGCAGTATATGACCAATTCTTAAACTGCTTCTGAAAATTCACCTTTTCGGAAACGGGAAGTGAATACTCAGCCCCGTCATTATCGTATATATCGACTGTTGCGTTGGGATACCGCTTTTCAAATGCAGATACCTTTTCTTCTGGAATATTATAAATATCTCCGTTTACTCTATATTTTGGCATAATTTATTTCTTCTTATCGGTCTTATAAATAGAGAAATCCATAGTCTCTTTCGAGCCGTTCCCCTTATCTAAATACTGAGAGAAATCTTCTTCAGACACTTGCTGTCCTGCAAGTTCACGAATGTCATTCTGCAGATCAGGATTACCTTCAAGATTTGCCCCTATGACTTCCAACATTTCGTTCTTTGTCAGAGGCTTATAAACTAGTACCTTGTTGCCATTTTCATCCTCCCTGATATTCCCATTCTCGTCTCTGGCATATATAGGCACACCGAATTCATTTGTTTTAGCGGTCTTGTAGTATTCTTGTGCCTGCTGTTTGACATCATCAGGAAGCCTGTCCCAGATCTGCTTGACATTCGCGTCATTTACGGCATCAGAATTAACTGATATCTGCCCTTTTCCACGACCAAGGGAAAATGTATACTTTCCTTTCGTTCCGCCGCCGGATCCGCCGTACATAGCTTGCATCTTTTTGTTGAACTGGACTTGTTTCTGAGACCTGTCGGCAGCAGCGCGCTTATTGGCAGCCGCTATCTGGCTTGCCGCAATATTTTCTCTGGAACTACGGTCCGCGTCGTCTTTCTCCTTCCGATACTTTGCATCAGCCGCATCCTTACCTCGCTTGTACATCTCCGCTTCATTTTTTCTTCCCATTTCAATCCTCCATTGTTCAAGTTGCTGCTGCCACTTGTCTTTGGCGTCCTTATCTGCTTTATCAGCCTTATAAGCAGAAAGGAGAAGATTATTATACTTATCAGCATCCGCCTTGCGTTCCGCATTCAATTTGTCCCAATATTCCTTGGTCTTCGCCGACATTGAAGTCTTCGGGTCGTACATATCCGGAGCCCCCTTGGATGCAAAATAGACGTTTGCCAAAGCGGAGATGCCATCGCCGATTGCAGAGAATATTTTGGATCTGCGCTCCCTTTTAGCTTCAGCGGCTTTCTCCTCCTGTGTCATTTGGCCTTTTTCTGCAACATGCTTGGCAAAAGCAAATGGACTCATCTCTCGCCCCTGTTCATCATATAGTTTACCGGTATTAGCCTTGTATGTCAGGCCATCTATCGTCTTGTCCGGACGCGCATTGATCAGTTCTTGCTTTTCAATAATTTCCGCTGGTTTCGGAATTGACTTGTCGTATTGAAGTTCCGGTTTACTAATCAGGCGTGGCTTGGTAATCCTGTCAAAGGTTGTCACCCCCTTATTGTCCTGAGTTCCCTGAGGTCTTACAGCAGTCGCAGCAGGTGCAGCACTTTCTACAATGCCGGGCTGCGTAGGACTTTGCTCTTGTTGTGGCGGTGCAACAGTCTCAACCTGTTTAATCTTCTTATCTTCTTCTATCATTTCTAAACGAATTAAATTGACGCCATACTGGCGGCTGCGTCAGCCACACCCTTTACGGCGTTGGCTGTAGCTTCCGCTTTTTTCAATGTCATATTGTTCAATTGTGAATTCAAGTCCGCATTTTTCGAAAGATATTGCCTTTCTATGCTGTCCTTCCTTTGGTCGGCAGCAGCAGCGATCTTGCTGGTAGCATCCACAAGAGCCTCATTATTTGCAGCCTTTGCCGCTGCAACACTTTCATCTGTTCCGCCCATCACTGCGGCGACACCGGCGGCTTGTTTGTTTCGCTCCCTTATGCTGTTTGCCGTCTGTGTGAGCAATGCTTGCGCATCGGCTCGCTGAGTCGCATCTTCATTATAACGTCTGTCGAACCAGTCCTGATTCTCCTGCATCTGTTGTTTGGTGTTTCCGATAACATCCTTGTACGCTTTTGCGTTCTTAATACCACCATAAATACTGGCAGCCGCTTGCATACCTGCGCCTATCATGCTACCTATACCTGGAAGTGCCATAATTATTGATATTTAATAGTTAATACTTAATTAAGTGGTTCAAAAATAAATAAGTATATTTGCATGAAAGGTTTATGTAATTACGTAGTAGTATTTTTTTCAAATATGGATGCCAACGGAAATAAAACTGGAGGCCGAAAGAAAGGGACTCCAAACAAGAATACGAAAAAAATGAAAGACGCCGTTGCTGAACTTCTCGACAGTTACAGCAACAGCGGACAAATGATTAAAGACTTCATGGAGTTGGAGCCGAAGGACCGGCTCTTTATAAGCGAGAAACTTATGCAGTATACTGTTCCTAAACTTCAGGCCGTCGATTTGAGTACCGAAGAAGGTAAGAAACTCACAATAGAGGAAAGACTGATACAGTTATCCAAAATCCCAGATCAGAATGGTCTATAAACATCTACTTTAGATAACTGTTTAACATACAACTTTTTACAAGTTTTTCATAAACTTAAATAATAATTGTAATTCGTAGCCCCCGACAGCAGAGATGTTCTCGGGGGATTATTACATTACTTTACCGATATCAAGCGTCGGTATAACATTTATGGCCTCCTCCCGCCGCTTGTCGACAACCTTTGCATAAATGGTTGTAGTTGAGATATCCTGATGGCCAAGAAGTTTACTCACCACATACAGATCTGCCCCGTTCGTTATGAGCAAAGTCGCAAACGTATGTCTTGAGGTGTGAAATGTCACATGCTTGTCTATGCCCGCATTCTTCGCCCACTTGTCAATGCACCGGCAGATCGTGTTGATTGTAGGCCATCCGACAAAGACAAGATCGTCCCCCGTCGCTCCCTCTCTTTCCGGCAACCATCTCCTCGCATTATCGGACAATGGTATATAAATAGGCTGCTGTGTCTTTTGCATAGTTGTAGCAATCATGCTATCGTCAATCTTATTCCACGTAAGAGCTTTAACATCTGAGCAGCGCAAGCCAGTAAAACACGAGAATAGGAACATGCGTTTAACCACAGGATAATCGCAAGGTGTATCAATTAGTTTGACGACCTCTTCCAATGTAAGGAAAACCCTCTCCGGGCTATTACCATGAGGACGTTCTATTGAATCAAGTCCGCTTACTGGATTAACTGCGATAAGCCCCTTACTTGAAGCACCGTTCAAGACTGCCGTTATATACTTGAAGTAGGCTCTTACAGTAGCTTCGGTCAAAGGAGATTCCTTTCCGCCCATAACAATCCTCTGGTGTATATATCCGACAGTTCTGAGCAGTATTCCCGTCTCAGCAGAAATTTGGCTGAATGTCTTCTTCTGGCGACAGGACAACTCCCACACAATTTCTTCCGCTTCTTTCGTGGAAATGTACCCTTCCTCCCGACCTTCTCCAGGAAATATCTTCACTTTTCGGGATTGGAACATATTATGAGTCGCTCTCAAATGCTTCACGAAATCAGCCAACATCTCAGATGTCACCTTACACAGCAACACATCTTCTCCGGCAAATGTAATCCACCGGTACAACGCATAGTCCGCACCTCGTCTATATTTTTCGGAAATTGAAGTACGAGAATCATAAAAATGATTATAATAATCAACAAATTTTATCTTGCGCTTGTCAATTGTCATAATGTTCGCCACTCCTGACTGTATATCGACAAGTCTCTTGGCCTGTATCACACGGGCCGCGTCCAGGGCACTTTTGTTTTTTAACTTGGTAAGAGGATCCGTTCCTGGGTTCAGGTATAATTTCAAATACTCGTAATGCCTTTGCCCGTTCTGATAGATGTCAAGGTAAAGCGACTTGACTCCTTTCTTGAGCGTCTTGCTCCTGAGCCTTACAGGCTCTTTAATATCATACTTTGCCATATTTCGAGAAACAAACGAGAAACAAATTTAATTAAAAAGAAACAAAATAGGAACTTTTTTCACTCGCATAATGTATCGCAAAAGTATAATAAAATCGCATCTAACTAATTAGCAATCAGACAATAATTAGATAAAAACAGCGATTCAGCACATCACAGCAGGGAAACAACGATATTTCCGCCGGGAAACTCCCAGCCGTCCTTGAATTCACCATATCCGCGCTGCGTCGCGAACACCTTGCCTTCCTTCATAATCACCGCAGCCACCACATTTATTGTCTTCAT